CTATCCCGCAACACGATGATGATCCCGGACGCTGAACCGGACCACACCCCACACCTCGAACGTATCCCCCTCCATGATGTACCGCGACGGGTACTTTGGATTCTCCGATCGCAGGACCAGCACACCGTGCTCACGGCACATGCGCTTGCAGGTCGGCTCGCCGTTCACCGCCGCGATCACGATGTCGCCGTGCTTGGCCTCGACGCTTCGATCAACGACCAGCAGGTCACCGGAGTACATCCCGACACCCTGCATGCTCTCGCCTTCGATCTTGACCAGGTAGGTCCAGGGCGCACGCACCTGCATCAGATCGTCCAGGCTGAGCTGGGGCATGTCGTCGATTTCGAAGTCAAGGGCGGTGTTCATTGGCGGAGCCTCCATACTGTATGAATGAACAGTATGGTAGTGGCCTGCAATAGGCCCGGCAACTGCCGACAAGCGGGGTGCGCTAGTGCAGCGGGGGCAGTTTGTTGCCCATCAGCTTGGAGACGGTGCGAAGCTGGTAGTCGGAAACCGCCTGGGCCAAGGATTCGGAATGGAGCCGCAGCCGCTCTACTTCCTCGGCCGGCGCGCCGTAGTCCCTGGCCTCCCAATACCGCTTGAGAGCTTCCATCGACTGCTCGATCAGCGGTTCGCCTGCCTCAACGGCAGCGGCAAATTCATCCTTGTCCATCGGTGCTACCCTTATTTGGTCAGGGCATTATAGGACGCCTCGCAAGCAAGGCACGCTATTCGGGCGCGGTCATATGCTTTCGCCAGCCTTCACGCTCGAGTATCAACCTGTTCGCGCTGATTGGAAATGGACACAAGTTTGAAGATTGTTGCCGAGCGTCACTGCGAGAGCCCCATGAAGCGATTAGGTCCGTGAAATATGGATCGACGCCTCACCTGCAACTTCCTGATAGACGCAAGCTATCGGACACGAGCGCCTGTTACTCGTGCGTTTATAGGTGTAGGTAGGCGTAGAAAACGTACCAGTTGGTTAATAAAGTAAATGATAAATCTCAAAGCTTGAAGAAAAAAGTGGCTTTGGGCATGTACTACTATGCTACTTGATTTCAAAATTTAATCAGTGGATTCCACAAGAAGATTAGAATGCAATAACCTGAGGAAAACCAAGTGAGCCTACCCAATAGACACATAAAAAAACACATTAAGAAAAGATTGATTGCTGAGGCAGGCAATAAGTGTGCAAACCCAGGTTGCCAGAACTCTAGAGTTGAGTTTCACCATATTGAATTATGGTCCATAGTGAAAACTCACGATGAATCTCACATGATAGCCGTTTGCCCAAGCTGCCACGACGCATGCCATAACGGCTTATTAGTTATAAGCGAAGATGTTCTATACAGATGGAAGAAGATACAGAGACCCACCCACGCCGTGCACAGTCTAATTTACGCCGAACCAACAGAGTCGCCTAGAATATTACTTGGGACCATTACCTTTAAACCGTCCAACCCTGGAAATCTGACGGTTTTTGAATTATGGCCAAATAACAGACTCAGCTTTACCATCAATAATACATGGCTTCAAGTCAACGCTACGATAAGTGACTCAAGTGGAAAATCGATAGCTAGCGTGATAGATAATCATTTGACCGGAAACGTATGCATGGGGGTTGAGTTAATTCAAAGGCCGGGAAAGTTTCAATTACTGGTCCCTACGAAAAAATTTTACCTTCCCGCTGAGCATGTAATAATGATGAGAACGGTATCGCCAAATTACGGAGAAGGCGAGAAAATCACCGCTATTGATCTTGAAGTGATAGCTCCAGGACTGATCAAGATTCAAGGATTTTGGAATCATGGCAAAGAATCTGTAGTGATAACAGATGAAGCCATAAGTTTTTGCCGCCCAGGTCTAAGACAACCGATTTCACTCGTGGGTGACGGTGAAGATACCACCGTCGTATACGACGGGCCAATCGGCGGCGCCCTTTTTTCCTTTGATCCAAATAGCTCGGCAGCGTTAAAAATGTAACTCACTGAGGGAATACGTCAATCATAACTTGGGATAAGGGTGTCATAGGATCGCTGGCATAGCTCCCCCGCTATTCGGGCGCGGTCATACGCTTTCGCCAGCTCTCCCGCTCGAGCATCAGCCCGTGCGAGCAGGTCGGAGAGCACCATGGCGGCGCGGGTGGCTGCCTGGCCTCGGGCGACAGCGGCGGTATCCGTGCCGGGGCAACTGACGGCGGCGGCGAAGTTGGCGCCGTCGTCGCGCAGCCGCTGGCCAGCAGCATCGGCGCCAGCAGCGCCAGAACTCGCAATAGATCTTTCCTCATGACCATGGGCCCTCGCCTCCTCCTGCGCCTGGGCGCGTTGATGTTCCTGCTGACGAGCGCCACGCTCACCGATCACCTCGGCAAGACGGTCGCCGCTATCGCGCTGGGCCGAGGCCTGGCCGGCCTGCGCCTGCTCTACACTCCGGCCGTGTTCGTAGGCGCCCCAGTGGCTGGCCACCAGGACCACGGCAACCGACAAGCAAACCCAAGGGCTCATGCCAGGGCCCGCCTGACACCCTCATCGATCAACGTCGACGGATACGGGTTGGTGCCGTTCTCGTGCACGATGATGCCGACCAGCAGTTCGCGCAGAATCTGCGGTTTGGAGATGTCGATCGAGTCGCGCACACCGACGCCCAGGCGCTTGGCGATGGCTTGGGCATAGGCATTGGTGTCGTTCTCACTCGCCGGCGCCCACCGATTGATGAACTCCAGCGGGGTGTCGATACCAGGCCGGCCAACGCCGGGCATCCCATCCTTGCCCCGGTAGTTGAGCAGCAGCTTGCCCAAGGCGCGGATGCCGTTCTCTGGATGGTCGAAGCGGGCGAAGCGCGGCTTGGCCACACCTACCTCAATGCCCAGCTGTCCCTGCCAGGCGTTGCGCGGGTTGTAATCGATGTTTCCTGGGTTGTTATTGCGGATACCGCGGGGTGTGGTCATAGGTTTTCTCCAGGCGAAAAAAAGCCCGCGATGGGCGGGCCACACAAAAGACGCGTTATGATCTGGTCATCTCACTGGGAGTGACCTCATGAAAAAACTATGGATGGGTGTGATGCTCGCCTCAGCGCTGGGCGGGTGTGGGACTGTACGCACGGTTTCCAACGAGTCCAAAGCCGTGGACGATCTGGCGAAATGGCAGACTAATTGTTATACGATTTCCCGGGCATACAGTGGCGTTGCTTATCAGTTTTGCAACTTGAACAGTCCCCCTCGAACAGGCCCGCACTGGGCTACCTTCCCGATCCTGCTCGACATGGCAGCGTCGGGAATCGTCGACACCGTTGTTCTTCCTTACACCGGCTATCAGCAGTACAGGCAAGGCAATGTGCCAATCCGTAGGCTGGAATATTGATACCACTGATTAGATCATGGTGATCCCGCCAGGTTAGATCAAGCGGCCGGGGCTTCCGGCTCTGGCGCTGCTGCGGGCTCCTTCGCAGTGATCGATACCTTGGCGCTGTAGTCCTTCAGCACCTGGGCCACGCAAACCTGCGCAGTCGGGAACTGGTTCAGGATCTCGCGGGCGCGGGCGTCTGCTTCTTCCGGAGTGGCATAGCGGGTTTTGTTGGCCGCGTCGTAGTCGTTGGCCAGGTTGATAGCTACATAGGGCATGGGTGTTTCCTCTTTGGTTATCTAAACGGGAATGGGTAGTCGCTCGCTTGAATTACAAGCGCTTGCGGTTGGCGATCAGTTGGTATGTCGTTCCATGATGTATAGGAACTACCGTATTGCACGGCTGTAGTCGCAACTGCGGGGCTGAAAAAGAACCTCACGCCACCCGAGGCTCCTCCACATCCTTCATTGGCGTTCGTCCTGTATGTGCCTGCCCCGAGATCAAAGCCTTCGTTCAAGGTGCAGATCCTCGAGAAAGTCAGATAAGCAGCCAGTTCGCCCGACATAACGGGAACGAACACTGCTCCCCTGGGCTGGATGTAGTCACTGGAAGACCATTCAGTGCCTGACCTCTCATTGGAACCGCCTGAATAGGGAGTCCAGCGAGTATCGGTGTTAGGTGATGCAGGTGGATTGATTGGGGGTGGATCGACAACGGCAATTATGTTCAGTGGCGGCATCCCTGTCGTGAAGCTTAGCCGGCCTGCAGCGTCGTAGCATTCCATGCCGTTCCTCTCGCCCACATCACGCATCAGATCAAAGATGAACGCCTTCGTATTGGGCGAGCACCCCTTGAAATATAGCGTCCTGGTGTTGCCATTAACCGATTCGCCACACGGTTTTCCATCCCCTACGAGGAAGACGATAGGTGAAATCGCTCCCGTAACAGTGATGCCGCAGATAGGGTCTTGAAGCAGCTTATAACTCCAACTTGACTCTTCGTTGGGCGGAAGATTATTTGATCGTATGTAAAATCTACCCCATCTATCCACCAAGTCCAAATATCCACTCTTTAACAAGCCGTAGGAGATTCGGTCGATATCAAAAAGGAGCGTGCCGTCTTCTTTGAATACCTGAAATCCTACAGGCATTTCACCTCCTAATAGTAGCCATAGTAGATCCTGCAATTCGCGCTGAACTGACCAAACCAAACCGAGTGCTGGTATTGCCAGGACAGGGTATTGCCTGAGATTGTCACGCCCGGTTTCTTGCCCTTCCATTGCTGCGTATCGACCAGCGGCACGACGATATAGAATCGCCGCTTACCCGCTGGGATACCGGGCAGTGTTATCGCGCCGCCCGTTGCGTTGGTGACAACATCCCCTTGATGCTGACTGATCGACATCGTCATGTTGACGAGTAGTCGACCATCTGCGCCATAAACTTCAAGGCCAGTTGCCATTACCACTCACCCATACGAATGCGTCGAACTCCGTTGATGACCATATCAATTCCGCTGCGGTTGAACACCGTGTAAGCTGTCGCCGCTTTATTCTGCATGATTATTGTTCCCCCAGCGAAGTCCATGCGCATAATTGGAACTCCATTATTTGCAAGCTCCGACGAGCTTATCGAGTTACCTACAATTGCCCTCTGAATTGTCGCGGTAGAAATAAAGGCTTCATTCAAGAACACCTGCCCATTCTGAATGGCAAATGGGCTCACAAAGCCGTTTCCGCTCGGATTGAGCACGGCGAACCGATCCGCCATTACGGCGAACGTGGATTGCAACACATCGCCGTTGTTTTCAACCCCAACCCCGAACCCAGCGGCTACATACTGGTTGCCGTTTACCACTTGGAGCCGCACGGAGTACGAGGCGTTGACCTTGTTGTTGAGACCGGTTTGAGCAGTGCTGATCTGCTGCACTGACGCGTTGGTACTGCCCAGGTTGCTCTGAACAGTGTCAACACGCTTGCCCAAGGCAGTGTCGGCATCGGCTCGCGCGGTGACCTCGCTCTGGGCTGCTGCGAGAGCATCGTCAGCCTTTGCCTGCGCGGTGGTGATGCGCGTGCTGAGTGCCGAGTCGGCATTGGTACGGGTTTTGGCTTCGTCCTGAATGGCAGCGTTGGCATTGCCCACGGACGTGTACAGCCCGTCTGTGCGCTTGGCCTCGGACTCGATCTTGTCTCCCTGCTGTGTCACCTTGGAATCCAGCGACGACAACGCGCGGCTGGAGGCTGATGGTGCGGCACGACCAATCGCAATCCAGTCCACCTCGAACACATCGCTCGGCATACTGCCGAAGTCGATACGGACCCGGTCGATGACACTGCTGGTCCAGTCAGCCCCCCCTGATGTCAGGTTTGCCATGTCCCATTCAAGGATGGTGCTAGCGCCCACGGCCAGCGCTGGATTGGCGATGACCTTGCGGTAGCTGCCAGCAAAACCATGGTCTTTAGTCGAGTAGAACAGCTGCCCATCCCATCCCGAGCCGCCACGTCGAGTTATTGCGACACGAATGCGCGTGTAAGCATTGCCCTCGATGGCGAGACCGGCCGCGCTTATGAGTTGCGGGTCATTGCTTGTAGAACTGATGGTCAAGAAACCAGCGCCGAGCGTGATATTCGCACCTTGGCCATACCACACATCCAAAGCTCCATCGAAATGCCAAAGCCCTCCGGGTGCAGGATCCAGGCCAGCTGCACCGAGCCCACTGGTCACAGTTGCAAGGTTATTGCGTAGATCAACCAATTGGCCCGATTGTGACGTGAGGCTGTTTTCCGTTGCAGACACGCGGCCTGAGATAGCTTCCACAGCGGAAGCGGACGCTCTGGTGGCGAGGCCGTTGACGGGGCTGTTGACGCTGGTCTCCAGTTGGGTAGTTCTGCTAGCTACTGCCGTTATTGCCGCGCCTTGCTGCTCAACGCTCGAATTGAGACTGTCGATCGCTTTGCTATTCGCTGATACCTCGGCACCTGTAACCTGCCCATTGTCCGACCAGCCGGTGGCCCTGGCGCCGTGTTCAAACTTGGGCCGGGCCAATTCCATGTAGCCACTGCTGACTGCACCAGTGATGCTGAACACACGGTAGTAGACGTTGCATTCGACCGCGCCTGCTACTGCGACACCCGAGTACTCGACCCGCTTCGATGAAGGGCTCAGCGGCACCAGAGTGCTGGCGGGAGCGCCAATTGCTGCGCCTGATGCGTTGAGCCATTGCAGGTAGATACGGCAAGCTAGGCCTGTCGTACCGCGTGCATAGGCCGACGCGGTGAACGGTTCACCTTCTGCAACCTTGGGGCGCTTGATCACGCTTCCGCTAGAGGCAGGTCTCAGCGATTTGTAACCCGTGGGCGAGGCACCAGAAGTGGTGAGCCCCGAAGGCACTTCAATCCGCAGGGCTTTCTCCGCTGAACTGAGCCAGGACACAACCAATGTGTCCACCGAGCTAACGCTACCCTCGGTCTGCCATCCTTCTGCAGCGCCGTTCAGGCTCGCGTACTTGGTCATTGCTGGGTTGTAAAACAGGTTCTCGCCGCCGGCATCGCCGATGCTGTTGCTCACCTCCGTCAGTTGGCCCGACACACTGGTTAACCCTGCTTCGGTAGCGCCAACCCGTCCGGTTAGCGCCGAGGTCGCCGAGGCGTTGCTCGCTGTATCGCTCTTGACCTGCGTCAACGACGTGTCGATCCGTGTTATCGACTGACCAGCAGCAGTGATGTCCTTGCCTTGCTGCTCGACCTTGCTGCCCAGGCTGGCCAGCGCGCTGGCGTCGGCCTTGCCGCCCAGCTGGTTCAGCGCGTTTTGCGCTGCGGCGGCTGCATCGGTGGCCACCTTGTCGGTCACTGCCAGCCAAGCGCTGCCGTTCCACCGCTTCGGCGTGTTGGCGTTGCCGGTGGTATCGATCCACAGGTTCTGCGCGGCTTGGTCGGCCGCTGCCGGCGCCGAAGACTGGACCAGCACCTTGCCTTTGCTGCCAGCCAGGTTCGATGCAGCCTGGGCCGCCTGCTGGGCGGTTGCCACGTTGCCATCGGTGATTGTCAGGCTGTTGGTGAGCCTAGTGACCTGCTCGCCCGAAGACTTCAGACCCTGCTCGGTTTTCTCCACCCGCGCGCCCAGGCTGGTGACAGCCTCGGCGGATACATCGGCCGCCGCCAAGATCGATGGCTGATAGGCCGTGGCTACCACCCCCTCTTGCAACTGCACATTGTCGATCTCGGCCCAAAGAGCAACCGCAGCGTTCGAGTCATTGATCAGGCGGCAGGCATACACATTGACCTGTGTTGCATTGGCCGGCGCAATTTCGGTGAGTGTATAGCGAGTAAAGTTCTCCCCAAGTACAGGCCTGCCAGACGTCGACGGAGCCGACAGCACCACACCCGCCGCGTCTAGGAACTGGAGGTACATCCGCAGATAGCCAGGCGCGCCTGAACCGCGCGCGTACACGCTCAGGGTATAGGTGGCGCCAGCCGTGACCTTCACCCGCGCCCGGCCATCGGCGGGGCTGGAGACCAGCTCGATGTAGTTTCCGGCGCCGACGCTCGCGCTGATGCGCAGGGCATTGAGGCTGCTGGTCAGAGGTGAAGGCACGAACGCCCGTGCAGCGGCGCCCGATATTGCCCAGTGCCGAGGCCGAGTGCCATCGGCGATGACCTCCTCAAACGAGCTGTTGGCCAACAGGTTCTCGCCACTGATAGACGGCAGGCTCGTCTCGATCTTGGTTAGCGAGGAGCCTTGCGCCGACAGCGTATTGCCCTGGGCCTTAACGTCATTGGCCAGTTGCGTGACAGTGGAGGCGTCGGCCTTCTTACTTACACTGTCAGTCAGCGAGGTGAGCGCCTGGCTTTGTGAGCTGATCAGCTGATCTTGGGCCTTGTCCTTGTCTTCGGTCGCCGTCACGCGGCTGGTGACCTGCTGCAATGCCTGCGAGCTGGCTTTGCCGTCGATGCTGGTCTGCATGCCGTCCATGCGGGTGGCTTGCGACGACAGTTTGCCCTCGGCATCGCTGACACGGGTGCTCAGGTTAGTCACTACGCTCGCGTCGGCCTTCAACGCCACTTGGCTGAGCGCCGACTGGGCAGCAGCCGCTGCATCGGTGGCCACCTTGTCCGTCACCGCGACCCAAGCCGAGCCGTTCCAGCGTTTCGGAGTGTTGGCATTGCTGGTGGTGTCGATCCACAAGTTCTGCGCCAGACGATCAGCGACAGCAGGCGCTGCCGATTGAACGATGACCTTGCCCTTCCCGCCCGCCAGCGTGGCCGCATCCTGAGCAGCCTGCTGGGCAGCCGAGACGTTGCCGTTGGTGGTGGTCAGGCTCGATTGCAGACCGCTGATCTGAGACGCCTGGGCGGTCACCTTGCCATCCAGCGTGGATACGTCGGTTTCAACCTTCGAGACGCGCGCGGCCATGCCGTTGGCCGTAACAACGGCCTGCCCTACGTCAGTCCAGTAGGTAGCGTTCGGTGGCGGCGTGTTCAGCGGTACCGCTTTCAGGGCCTGGTAGAGCTTGCCATCACTGCCCAAGGCGCTTTGGCCGACGCTGTAGGCCTTGTCCTTGCGGTATGGCAGCGAGCCTGCCAGAGCCGAAACGTTCGCGATCTGTTGCTGCAGATCTATCTTGGCGGCGGAAACGTCCGCACTCACGGCGGTGATTTGCTGCTCGAGGTTGCCCTTCACAATGCCGAGGGCGTTGTTCACGTCGCTGATCTGTTTGGCCAGCTCAGTCTTGGCGGTGCCGATCCGCTCGTTCACCGAGCCCGGACCGTTACCATCGATAAGCGCGATCTTTTCGATCTTGCTGGTGAGCTCCTTGCCCAGCTCGCTCTCGGTGATCTGGTCCTTGATCTGCTCGAGGATCGGGCTGGCGTCTGCACTCGCAATGCCGGTAACCACGGTCGGCGCCACAGGGAAGAACGGGCCCACGTTGCCGGACCGGTCCACCAGGCGTGCCCAAAAGAAGAAGCGCTGCCCCGCGCGCAGGCCCTGCATGACGTGGTCGCTCTGCGGGTAGGCCAGATCAGCGAGTTTGGTTGCCGCGCCAAGGTCAGTGCCTTCGCTGTACCACAGCTCGGTACGCTCGGTGTCTTCGGCGCCGGCAGGCAGACCCCACTTAATGCCGATGCCGAACAGCAAGCTCTCGGTTGCCAGGAACGTGACCGCCGGCGGCAAACCTTCCTTGCCGTTCAGCTGGGTCAGGTTCGAGCTTTTCCAGATCGAGGTTATATCGAACGCGCTCACCGAACGGACGCGGGCCAGGTAAGCGCCAGCGTAGATACCGACCACGTCCACAGACGCGGCACCGGTGCGCTGCAAGCGGATCCAGTTGCCATTGTCCTTGCGCCACTCGACATCATAGGCAACGGCGCCCGCCACTGCCGGCCAGGCGATGGTCATGGTGCTGACCGCAATACCCTGGTCGATCATGTGGCCAGACGACAGCGATACGCTGCCCGGAGGCGCCACGGTGGTCACCGGAATAACGCTGATCGGGCGCTCGTCCAGCTTCGCGCCGGTGTCGATCGCGGCGAACTTGCTCGGGTTGAACTCGAGCGCAGTGATTTCGTAGCTGCCCTCCTGGGTGCGGGTGGTCTTGAGCACCCGGAACAGCTGAATGGCTAGGTCGTCATAGTCGATCGCCCACTGCAATTCAGGTTCGGGCTGCAGGCTGTACTCGGTGGTGACGGTCACCGCCCGTCCCGCGACGGAGTGCACGGTCCGCGCCTGGGCGGTACCGTTGGGCAGGTTCACGATCAGTCGGTCGCCGGCCTTGATCGGGGTGTCACGGTCCAGCGTCACGACGCGGCCAGCAGCCGAGGAAATACGGCCGCCATTGGGCCGGCCTGCTACCAACTCGTCCGCCACTGGGATGACGAACCCAGGCAGCGGGATACGGCCCTCCATGCCGGTCTTGAACGTAACGGTGCGGTCCTGGCTGTTGCTCAGCAGCGCCCACTTACCGCGGCGCTGAGCCTCAGACGCGCGGGTGCAGCCAATCGCCGACAGCTCGATTGGGCGATCCCGGTACCGGCGCTGCAGCGCGTTGTCTGTCACCGGAATAACGTCGGTGTCGTAGTTGTTGGCCGGGTTGTCGTAGCTGACCAAGGCCCGGCTGTAGTGCGTGCTGCGCTCGGCGCCGCCATACACGAACTCACCGTCGATCACGTTCGACCGGGTGAAGACGTAGTCAATGTCCTGGGCACGCGGCATGTCGGCCTGCATGAACAGCGAACCGTGGGCCCAGTAGACCATGCCCCGGTAGATAGCAGACAGGTCACGCAGCAGCGTCCAGGCCTCGGCACGGCCTTGCAGGTTCATGTCGCAGAGGAAACGCGGCTCCTGGCCGCCAACGCCATTCGGCACAAGCTGGTCGCAGTACTGGGCGATGCGGTACATCTCCCACTTGTCGACCATCCACGGCTTGATGCGCTTGCCCAGGCCGAAGCGGTCTTCCACGCACAGGCCATAGGTCACAAAGGCAGGGTTGTTGGTCCAGGCCAGCTTGAACGTGCCGTCCCACACACCGCTGTAGGTGCGGGTGATCGGGTCATAGGTGCTTGGCACCGGCCAGCGCTTGGCCTTGCACTTCACCGTCACCGCTGGGATGTTCTGGAACTGTTGGGCATCGAACTCGATGTACAACAAGGCCGTGTTCGGGTACCGGATCTTCTGGTCGATGATCTCGGTATAGCCAGCCACGGTCATGGTATCGGCCACGGTGCCGCTGTTCGCGTTCGGCGTGAGTCGGCGCACGCGCAGCATCCACCCGGAAGTGGCCTTGGGCAGGTTCACGCGTACCGAACGCTGGTAACCGTTGGTGGACTTGCCATCCACTGCGCCCAGGTGAGCCTCGACATAAGCGCCACCGTCTGTAGCGATATCGATCGCGTACTCGATGCGATAGCCCCTGGTGTCGCCGTTGCTCTCCTGCTTGGCCAAGCGCGGCCAGGACATGCGCACGCGAACAGCCGAGAGCTGGGTGTTGCTCAGGGCGCGCGTGAACGGGTTGTCACTGCGCAGCTCAACGTTGACGGAAGTTTCGTTCTCCACCGACGGGATGCCCTGGATGTAACTCTGCTCAACGGAGCCCGGGCGCCATTCCCATTTCACACCTGGGAAATTCACGTTGCCGCTGGCATCAGCGATCGGGGTGTTGTCGAGGTAGATGTCCCGGTCGGTGGGCACCCCATCGAATTCGCCTTCGCCCACGGCCAGCAGGATCTTGGCGATGTTCGTGGAGCGCAGGCTGTCCGGCGCTTCTACTGCCTGCTTTGGCTGGCTCTCGCCACCCTTAGCACCGACAATTTCCAGGTGATCTACTGGGCCCATGCTTTCCTCCGGGCGAAAAAAAACCGCCAACTGGCGGTCTGTGCATTCTTTTGGCGCTATGCCTTGTCCTGTGCCTCGATCGAGGCGGAGATGATCGCCCCGCCCCAGCGTCGTTCGCCGATGCAGATCGGGACAGGGTTACCGCTGGCGGTGGTGTTCTTGGCGGAACCAAACGCGTAACTCGGCAGGTTTTCCGGGGCCGCACTTTGGGATAGGCCCTTGGCTTGGGGGCTGAGCATTTGCATGACGCCTCCTGCAACGAGTGCAATACCAGGTGCTGCAGCAGCCTGAAAACCTGGGATGAAAGACACCACGATGAGAATGGCGCCGATGATTGTTTGGAGCAGCCCGGCGCGCTTTCCGCCCTGTACGACTGGGACGATCCTCAATTCCTGGACTCCCCCCCTGTCGAAATCTGACTCGCTCACGTTTTTCCCGTTACGGAAAATAGCGAATCTCATCCCAAGCCGATCCAGTCGTTTAACCTCTTCCTCGAAACCAGGAATGGTGACCTTTAAGGCCTTGAACGCTTCCCAAGCCTTCCCAGTGTCCAGAACCTTCGAGTGCAGCCTCCCAAACTTCTGCGCCAGTGATCCAGAGAGTTTGATGTTCACATGATGCTGAGCGAATGCCGGCATAATTCCTCCAGGCGTAAAAAAGCCGCCCGAAGGCGGCTGTATTCTTGGAAGCTACAAGCAATCTCTCGCAGCTTTTTCGATGGCGCTTCTACCGAGACCTGGGCTCCAGGCCATCCTTTGCTTGAGAGTCACAGCACTGCCCGAACCCGACTTGCGGATATCAAGCAGCTCATCGGTCATATTGCTCTGGGCAACCCAGAGTCGGTAACCGTCTGAGGTTTCAACCATCGCCGAGTCAGCGCGTGCTGCCTGCCACTTTGGGAAAACACAAAGCGCGTATGTCTTAGGGTCTTTGAGAGTGGCGGCAGCGATCGTTGGCTCGTTTTTCTCAAGATCTGCTGGCGAGACACACCCCGCCAGCAAAGCCAGCCCCAGTGCCACGATCAAAACTCGCATGTGATCCCTCCTTGAAAACCACGACTGTAGCAGCCTGGCTGGCCAGACATCCAGGGTGGATGAACGGCCAGTAACCCTTTTGCAAGCGGTCGTAGTAGCGTTGCGAGATCTGCTGGTGGATGGGAATCAGTAGACCGATTGAACAAAGGAGCTGGGTGGAAAGTGCGACCGAGAGCAGTCATTGAAGAAAACGTTGTAAGGGTCAGATTTTTGAATGATGACGGCTCACTTTCAGAGCTGCCACTAGAACTGGATCTCAAACCGGTAATCGAAATCGAGATAGACCACTCGACACTTGGTGTCCCCACCATATCGAAAGCGTTGGCTTTGATAGACACCGGAGCTGATCATCGAGTAATTGACAGCGGTTTTGCCGAGCGCCTAGAGCTAATACCTGCTGGATCGACTGTAACCTCTGGCATAAGTGGCTTCGCCGAAGTAATGCATTATCGCATCAACTTTAGAATCGCAACTAACGGAGGTGTCAAATCTCTTGAAGGTGCCTTCGTCGCACCATCACTTGCGGCCACTGGGCGCAAGTATCAAGCCATCCTTGGGATGTCCTTTTTGCAGAAAGGCCGACTGATCATGGACGCAAAGACCCATGATTATTTTTTTGAGTTCTCTGACTAACCAATGCGCTTTGCCAGCGCTGCGTCTCGATCCAGCACAAAAGACACAGACTTGACCGTGCGGGCGGCACGATGACGCAAGACCAAGCGCGTCCGTTCGAGCCAGGGCCCGCCGAACACAATGATTTCCGATGGTCGCCCCAGCAGGTGGTGCAGCATGAATGGCCCCGGTCCGAACACGTGGGCTACCTCGCCTGGCAGTTGGGCACTGTCTCCCAGGTAGATGCCCGCATGGTTGGGATGGGCAGTACGCCCCACCGCCATGACGATCAAGTCACCACGCTTCGGCTCGCTCACCCGGTGGAAGCCGGCAGCTTCATAGGCCTGCTCGTATAGGCTTGGGCCGTATGCATTCTCCCACCAGCCCTCTTTCCGGGCGTAGGCGGGAAACTCCAGCCCCCATTCTCGCTTGTACCAATCGGCGCAGGCCTGCCAGCAGTCCCAGGCACCGTGAACGAACGGACGACCAAGCAGCGGTGTATGGCCGGTAGGCGTGATCGTGCGCAGGTCACCCTCCGGCCAAGACAGAATGTGCCAGGGCAGGCCCGTGGCCTCGCACATGGCCAAGTCCCGCGGCGACGGCCTGCTGGTGGCGTCCGGGTGTGAGTGCACGATTCCAATCACCTCGCCCAGTTCTTCGGCCTCGGCGTACTGTTCGGGTGCAATTCTGAATTCCTCAGTCGGGTCGTGGGACGCGTTGGTGCATGGGTGATACACCTGCCTGCGGCCTACCTGCAGCAGCAGCCCGCAAGACTCGCGCGGGTATTCAGCCGCTGCGTGCGCTTGCACGGCGGTAAGAATATGTTTTCGCATGGTCAGCTCCGGGCGATCAGCGAGACGGCAGGGAAACCGCCGAAGGGAAGTTCGTTGCCCTGGCCATGCCGGACGGTGCAGCCGGTGTCCAGGCAGCCGTTGCACTGGTCCTTAGTTGGGTCTGACGTAGGGTTTCCGTCCATGTCGTAGTAGGGGCCGGTGTAGCCACAGTTTGGCCCCCGGTACCCCGCCGTCATCGCCCAATGGCATAGCTGCGTCATCTGGCGCCCAATCGTCTCACCACCCACATCGCCCGGGCTTGCAAGCTCCCAGGCTACAGTCGTGCCGCTCTCGGACACTTTCTGGTCGATGTACCAGACTTCGATTGCCTCCTCTGCCGGATCTGCGGAGGGGTTGCCGCCGGGGAAATTCGCAGCGTCCAGGTAATCGGCGAAGGTGTGCCGTATGGTCAGCTTGAACTCGAGCAAGTTGTCGAAGGCCAAGCACAGCGCGGTGATCCGGCCATTGACGTTGCCCACGCTGAACGTCGGCCGCACCGCAGTGCCATCGGAGTTCGCCTCGATGCCTTCAATCTGCACTGGCCAGGCACTGTACTCGTTGCCCTGCCACCAGATTGACTTGGCCTGCAGCTGATCGGCATTGGCGCCGGCTGCTCGCAACTCCTCGGGGGTATGAGGAATCGCGTGGCCATGGAAGCGAAGGGTGTCGGCGCCGAAGTCCGAACCGTCGAGTTCGAACAGCAGCACCTCGTTGCCAGGCTCAAGGGTCTGGATGTCCTTGATCAGTGACATGCTGTTTCCTTATGGGTGAAAAGCCCGCTCAAAGGTCGCGACCACTTTGAAGCGACCGCCGCCCACCGGGGTAGGCTTGGGGTCTTTGCAGGTGAATAGCCCCAAATCTCCGAGTGGCGTAGTCCAAAGAAAAGCCTTGGCACCGCCATGCTTGTCGAAGAACTCCATGATTTTGCGTACTTGGGCCTTCGTGCCGGTGACGGTGATGGGGTAGCTGTCTTCCTTGTTGTTGGGCCCGTCACCGACCACCTGCCGGTACCCGCCCCCAAACCGGGATTCACGGGTGCGATAGCTGATCTCAGGGGTTTCCCCACGCTGGGTTGGCCAGCCGAATTTCTCGATGGCCATCAGCGCCTCCCGGTAGTGTTTCGATGGCTGACGCCACCTGGACGCCATGAGTCAGCGACCGCTTTCTCGGCAGCCATCTGCATTTGCTTCTGCATGTTCTGCTGGAGCAGCGTTTGGTCGAGCTGCATGCCCTCGCTGCTTCTGTCCTCCATGACCAGGCTCACAGGGGCGGATACGCTGATGGACGCGCCTGACTGAGACCGTCCAGATACCTGACGAGGAACCGGCATGGGTGATACCAAGCCGCCGTCTGCGTAGCCGCGGCTATTGAGGGCTGACAGGTAATCGAGCATTCCAGGCTGGCTGACAACCTCGCGGCGCAGCACGAACTCACCGGCGTGCACGATGCCGGCAGGGTCATACTTGCCGCCAGCACCGGTGTAGCCGCCGTCCGAGAACGTCGAACCGTATGTCATGCCTGAGGATGCCGAACCCAGCCCGTAATCAAAGCCTCCACCACCACCAGCAGAGCCACCCGCAGAAGACGTCCCACCACCGCCAAACCAGGCGCTCAGAGCAGTTCCGGTGATACTCGAAAGCAAACTCGAGGCTGCCTGTTGAGTGGCAATACGCGCCATGTCAGCCAGGATCGACTTGGTGAAGTCTGCGAACGAGAACTTGCCGGTCATGGCGAAGTTGACGACCGCGTCTTCCATGCTGGAGAAGGCGTTGGTGAACAGGGATCGCGTCTGTCCGGCAACATCCCGGGCCTGCTCCAGGTAGTTCTGGAAGGCAGACGACGCCCCCTTACGCCAGTCGCCCTGCGCGGCCGTCATCTGGTCGTAGTTGGCGATGGTGGTTTCTTGCAGGTCCTTCTCGATTTTGTTCAGGGCCGCCAGCTTCTGGCTGTACTCATCAAGGCTCATGCCGCGGGAGCCGTCGCCGTACTGGTTGGCCAGGTCCAGGCGCTGTTGGTTGACGCGATCAGTGATTCCGTACTGCTGATCCTGCAAGCCGCGTTGACGGTCACCCAGGCCAAGCCCGTCAGCGGAGCGCTGTCCCTGCAGCCTCAGCGCTGTGACCTGCTGGCCGAGCGCGTCGGTGTAGGTCTGCACTGCCCTAGCCTGCTTAGCGAGCCGACCCTGCTCGTTTGTGGCAAGCACCGACAGTTCGGTATCGGCATCCTTCTGCGCCTTGACCATAGCAGCGCGGGCATCGGCGATCTTCTGGTCAAGCTGGATTCGCTGCTGCGCGCTGGTGCTGCTACGCCCTTTGGCCTCCTCCAAGGCTTTGATCTCAGCCTCGTAGGCGTTGGTGACCTCTGCCTTCTGCTGCTCGATGATCGCAGCGCGCTGGGCGGCGTACGACTCCTGAGAGATCAGGCCGGCCTTCTGCGCTGCATCAAGCTCCTTCTGGTGGTTCTTGTATTCAGCCAGGATGGCGCTCAGCGCATTCTTCTGTTCGTTGAACTCGGAGAGGTCTACCGACCCTGTTCGCCCAGCTGGATCCTTGAATTGCTTGGCGATGTCGCCCTGCACCCGGGCGATGTTCTCAGGCTTCAGACGCTCATCATTCGGATTGACCTTGCGGATGGCTTCAAGTGACTTGTTGTAGTCCTTCAGCGCATCGGCTCGCTTTTCGGCGTTCGTCCTGGCGGATTTCTCCAAAGCATCGATCTTGCCAATCGCGACAACAGCTGCCTGTTGCTGCTGGGAGTCCAGAGCGCGGGCGCTGGCGATCGCCGCTAGCGTGTCCCGCTGCTGAATCAGACCCTTCAGCTCAAGATTCGCGTTGGTCAGCTTCTTCTGAGCATCGCTGTCATCCTTGTCGGCATTCACAGCGCTCTGGGCTGCAGCCACCTGCTGCTGTAAGTCGACAATGCGGCTTGCGATATCCTGGTCCCGGCCAATGTTCCTGACCGAATCAACCGTTGCAGCAACCTCGCCACGCAACGCCTTCCAGCCGCGCTCCCAGATCGAAAGGTTCTCAGTGACCTCCTTGCTGCGATTCTTGATGGTATCGACGTAGGTGTCGGTGAGCAGTTTGGCGGCTCCGATGGTGTCGCCCTGCTCTTTCAACGCAACGATCTGCGAGTAAGTCGAGGCAGTCAGGAAGTTGTACTGCTCGTTTAGGTCCTTGGCCGCTGCGACCGGGTCCTTTCCGATCTTGACGAACTCGGCGACGGTCTCCTCCACGGCGCGGCCTGTAGCATCGCGCCATTCAAGCGCAGCCTCGGTAATCTCGACGAAGCTGCCGGCAGCTACCTTCCCGCTACCGGCTAACTGGATCAGGACTTCCGCGGCGGCGCCGGTGGTACCCACTGTGGCCGATACCTGAGCAGCCATTCCTGACAACCGGTCAGCAGTAGTGCCCGCAGCGTTGCCGGTGGTGATCAACGCCTTCTGAAAGCCTACCGCCTCTTCGCTGCCCTTATAGTAGGCATAGCCCAGTACGCCAACGGCAGCTGCGGCGACAGTGAATGGGTTTACCAAGCCAAGCACATAGCCGCCGAGCGCCTTGATGGCCGGCCCGACGCCACCAAACATGTCTTTCAACTGCCCGCCCTGCTGGAGCAAGACGGTGAGCGGCGCCTGACCGCCTTGCAGGGAGACGACGATGTCAGTGAACTGCGCTGGGACCCCGCGAAGCGCGGCGGCGGTTGCCTTGGCTGACATTCCGGTCTTGTTCAGCGCTGTATCTGCGCCTCCCAAAGCCGTGCGCGCTTGGTCGATCTTTGACTGGTACTCGCCGAAGGTTTCAGCATCCAGTGCACCGCTCGCACGGAAGCTCTTCAGCCTCTGTTCCATCTGGTCCAGACGGCCCAGCGCAGCGACGGTCGGGTCGATCTTGCCCAGCAGCTCTTCCAGCGCCTGGCCTTCTTCCCGATGCGCGCCGGCTACCCTCCTCGCCGCCTCAGCCTGACGCTCTTCGGTTGCGATAAGGGCCTGAGCTCGACTGTTGATGGCCGCCTGACGGCTGGCGCTATCTGAGAGCACGGCGTTTGCCTGGGCGGTGACCTCCACGCTCTGTTCAGTGGCCCGATTGAGCGTCTGAACATACTGGCTCGCCTCCAAAGAGGCCTTGGCCACGGCCAGAATCCTGGCCTGTTGCTCGTCAGCGGACTCGGCAGCACGACGCCCAGCCTGGGCACCGGCATCTGTGGCAGTAGTCAGCGCCTGCTGGACTTGCCCGGCTTGCGCGGCCTCAGCCCGGAAAGAGCCCATGTTCGCTGCAGCGCTGCTGAATGCCGTGGATGCGCTGGTAACGGCGCGGCCCACAGTGGCCATCTGTTGCGCGAGTTCGGCCTGTTTAGCGTTGAGCGACTGCAGTTCCTGCACGATCTGCCGGGTGTCACCCTGCAGGCTGCCCAGCGCAGTCTCCCACGCGCGTCCGGTTCGCCCAGCCGACTCTTCGCTGCGCTTGCCGGCGTCCGTCAGCTGGTCGAGGTTATCCTTGGCCTCAACAGCATCACCGGAATCGATCTGAAGACCGAGGGAGGCAATGGTGGTCATGATCTACTCCATGGATTCGGCCATGACGGCCAGGGCCTCGACTTCCATCACGCGGAGATCGGGAAAAATATCGGGAAGGTCGCGGCGCTTGATGCCCAGCATTGAGGCCGTGGTGGGGATGGCCGTGTAATCCAGCCCGGACGGGCCGCCAGGGCCTACCCGCCATTGCGTGCCCATTGCGTCGAACAGGCGGAAGGCAGACCAGGCATCTGGCCAAACCTCTACCTCATCTTCTGCAATGTCTGCCAAGGTCAGGCCTAGAGCCGCCAACTGCTCGGCAGAGGGGCCCTGCTCATAGCACGCCCGGGCGGCCGCCCTCAGTTTCCCAAGCGGGCCGGGCTGTAGGCAGCTTGGAAGGCGTCGATGACGGCCTTTGGCGCCCCCGTACAGGTACGCACCAGCTCAAGGATCGCTTTCTGGCTGAACTTGTCCTCCAGGTCCCACCCGGTGACGATTTCGCCCAGCTGCTCAGCCTGCAGGGCAATCTCGCCGGCGGTCACTTCTTCCCAAGTGGCGTTGTCGGCCTTGGCCTTCTCGGCCCAGGCGTCGCGCGCCTTGTTCCAGCGATCAAACATGCCGGCCAGCGTCACGCGGTCCATATAGCGGAACTCGAACTCCACCGGCACCGACTCTCCACCGATTCGAGGCACCTGCACCTCGGCGGTAAACGTCGGGTTCTGCGCGATTTTGATCTTCGCCATGAGGTTTCCTTAGGCAGCAGCCAGGTAGCGAACCGGACGACCCGAGAGCGCGATGCTGATGGTTCGGGTCATCAGGTTGTTGCGCTCCATGGTCGGGGTTGTGGTGATGCTCACGTAGCCCGGATAGAGGATCTGGTCGCCGTTGGGCAGCTTGAGGCGGACGACCGTCAGCTCTTTGCTATCGCCGTAGGCTTCAACCAGGCCCACGTAGGCAGCGGCTGGCTGATCTTCGACAGTGATCGACAAGGTGATGGGGTTGCGGTTGGTGGGGAACTGGCGATCGTCATCGTCCTCCAGGTACCCGACGGTGAGGTACTGCTGCTCGCCGCCGGAAGAGGTGAAGGCGGTCACCTTCGAGATCTGAGCCCAGTTGGTCACAGGGATCACAGACCCGACACCTGCGCCGGCGGTGTACTTGTCGGCGTTGGTGGTATTCAGGCCAGCCATTGAGAATTTGTCAGCGGCAACACTGGCAGCGCGGACCGCGCGGTCGTTGATAAGCGACCAGCCAGAACTGACGACCAGGACGTCGCCGTTCTTGATGTTATGCCCTGCGGCGGTGGCGACTGGAGGTGCAGCGTTGGTCAGAGCGGTGAAGGCAACGGCAGCGGCGAGTACGCTGGCGATTTCCAGCACAGAGCCGTTCGGCAGCGGGAAGCGTGCGGCCATGGGTATTTCCTCTTGAAGTTTCGCCAGGTGGCGGATGGTTATGCCCCTACGGGCGATTGGTCCGCGACGCCGCGGTAGGTGAAGCTGGTCGGGACCGTATAGGTCGCCGACTCGGTAATGGTTGGGCCCTGCTCCAGTGGCTCGGTGAGCAGGCCTTCGAAGCCGCTGCGGCTTAGCTCTGTATCAACCCGGAACAGGCTGCTCAGCTCGTCGACCAGTGATTCGGCAACGCCCAGGGGCTGGCCTGCCGGGCAAACGATGCTGATCTGGTAGACGCCGGTGTATTCGTAGGCGTCGCCGTCCAGGTATCGGCAGGTGGTGCTGGCCGGCAGTAAGTAGGCTCGAAGGTAGGTCTCGCCGGACCCGGCCTCGAATCCCTCTTCGAAGTTGGCGACCCGAATCGGGCGCGCCATCGCCCAGGCCATCAGATTGATCTCGATGGCCTGACGGGCTCGCGCATGGCTCATATGCTGTTATTCCTGATGGCCTCGTCGACAATGCGCTGGAAGTTAGCCAGGGTGACCCTGACCATGCCGGCCGGGGCCTGGGTTGAATGCCCGTATTCCAGCGGAACCGCGTAGGCCAGATTGTTCACGATGTAGGCCGTCTGGCCGATGGTCAGCGCCTGCACCTGGCTCAGCAGCGCAGCAATCGTCTCGCTGCCGGATGGGTCGATACGGTCAAGCTCTTCAGTAGCAGGCGAGTCGATGGAGAACTGCCAGTTACCCCGGAAGCGGCCACCGACGTAGCCCTGGCCGGATACCAGACCATTGACGTAAAAGTTCTGGTCACGCTCGGTCTTGGTAAGCGGCTTGGCGTAACGCACGCCCCGCCTGAGTTTGCCCGAGTTGGTGAAGTTGCTCGGATTCTGGTTGATGGCCTCATTGCGCGCTGCGACCTTGGCGTCATAGCGGTCAGCCTCGGCATTGCGGGCTTCTCGGTGCGCCAGGTTGGCCGCCCAGATCTCCGGGTTACCCACCGGAGACATGCGGATTACGCTGCTGCCAATCTCGATCACGATCTCGCGGAAGGTGGCGTCCAGCGCTTCCTGGGCCTGCTCGGCGAAAGCGCGGATGCTCTCGGCGAACCCACCCTCAAGCCCGCCATAGCGCTGGGTCATGTGTGATCCGCGGGGCATGTCACTTCCTCAGTTGGACGGTCCAGGTAGCCTTGGCTGGGTCTTCGGAGACGTTGAGCGCCCGAAACCCGCTGATCAGGTCACCGATCTTCGGTACGGCCGGGGTGGCTGTCACGGCATCGGCTTGCCCTTCGAACAATTCGTTCTGCAGCACCAGGAGCTTCACATCCTGGGTCTGGATACGTGAGCCGTCGATCTCCTTGGCCAGGTAGCTGCCGAACACGCCGCGCCCGATGTAATGGATGGTCGAGGCCGGTACGGTGCCGCCGATCTCGGGGTCATATCCGCCCTTGACCGTGCGACTGCCGGCAACGGGCTTCACCGCGTCGGCAAGGCCGTCTGGATCATCGAACGCTTCCGCCAAATCGGCCTGCAGTTCTTCGCGCATGCCCATGGGTCAGATCCTCTTGAGCATCACGGTGCCGGCGCGGCGGGTCCAGGGCGCGATGAGGTCGAGGGCGAAGTTCTCACCGGTCGAGCGATCAACAGACCCCGCAACGTAGGTCTTGCTGGTCGAGGTGCCAGCTTGGGCCGACACAGTCTTGCTCTGCACTTCGCGCTGGGTGTCTTTGTAGAGCTTGCCTGCTGCGGCCAGCTTGGCCACCTGCGCACCGGCGGACTTGATGGCGTCCGGCACCACCTCAGGCACCGCGCGCTTGATCTTGGCCGTGAGCCAGGCGTTGGCCATGGCCACGGCAAGGACCGCATCACCGGCACCTGCCCAGCCCTGGCCGAGCTTTGCATCGACGTCAGCAACGGTGATGAAGTCGGTCATCGCTTACTCCTGCGGGATCAGGGCTTGCAGGTCGGGCTTCTTCGCGCTGGCGTCGAACTCGATACCCTTGGAGGTGAGCCACTCCTTCAGTTCGGCGGCGTTCATCTTGTGCGGGTCGGTTTCAGACTGGTCGCCCCCGGATTGCTCGCCAACCTTGATGCCGGCCGCCTCGTAGGCCTCGACGATCTCGGGTGCGTCACCCTCGATAACAACCTGAGTTGCTCCGTCGATGACTCCGAAGAACTGGCTTAGGAGTCGGTAACAAACGCCGCGCTCACGGCCGGGCTTGTCGGTGTAGATGACTTTCATGGTGGTCTCCTGCGCAGGGCGCTAGGTCAGCGCCCCGCTTGGCGGGTCAAGGGGTGGCAGTGCCGCTGATGACTGCTGCGAACGGTACCTGCTTGCGGTCGAATACTCGCTCCCAGTTCGCGGCGCTGGCGTACTGGGTGGCATTCGGGCTCAGGTTCAGGTTGTTGCTGCCCTTCCAGCTGAAACCGGCAGGCTGCAGGATGAAGGTCTTGCGCTCCCACAGAACCTCGGCGCCACCACCGTTACCGCCGTCAGGCTTGCGTTGCATCTCGACGGGGGTGTGAGGGGTGCCTTCGCCGTAGCCGAATGCGCCTTGACCGAAGAAGACCGACAGGAACTGGCCGGACGCGTAGGTCAGGCTGTCGTCCATGAATACCGGCTTGCCGAGGTATGTAGCCAGGATGATCTTGCCAGTGGAGTCGCGCAGGTACTCGATCAGGTCCTGCTTGACCATCTGGTTCATGACGACCGAGTGCACGCCGATCGCGCCGAACATATCGGCCGCGTCGCCTGCGGTGAAGGCTGCATCCTGGAACGCGGAGGCGCTGATGCTGGCACCAGCGTCCTTGACCATGTCACCACCGTTGTTGGCGATGTTCGAGGCGATGATGCCTCGTGCAGCACCGAGCAGGTAGCGCTGCCACTGACGGGTCCAGTACGTGCCGAAGCGGTTGCGGATGTGCTGCATCGGCTCGCTATTGGCCAGTTCGGCCGTGAGGTCAGCGACACCGTAGCCCTTGTTGAGGTACAGCGTGCGCGCGCGCATGCTGCCTTGCTCGGCCTTGCCGACCTCGCCCAGGTCATCCGGGTTGTCGTTCGAGATGTTCGGCGCCTCGTCGGCATCGAGGTCCTGCCAGTAGCTGATCTCGGAGGTGCCTTGGCCGTTGTTGGCGATGTTGTCCAGCGTCGGCGAGCGGGTCACGATGCCCGATTCGAAGACGGCGGTTTTTTCGGGGGTGTTCACCGGCGCCAGCGCGCCGTAGTAATCGCGGACGAAGATGTCCGACAGCTGGGTCGTGGCCATGGATTAGGTTCCTTGGGTGGCTTGGAGTTTTTTGAACGCATCGGGGTTGTCCCTGGCCAGCGCGGCGCGCTCGGCTTCGGTGTACTCGCCCCATTTCTTCGTGGCCTTGCCACCGTTGTCGCCGGTCTGTCCGGCACCCTGAGCCCTTGGCCACAGGTGGGTAGCGGTTTCGCGCAGCGATTCCGCCCATTCGAGGGGAGACAGCGGGGTCTTGCCGTCCTTCCCGTACACGACTTCGCCGGCACGGTCGGTGGCAACGGGCTCGCCGTCTTCGCTCAATTTGAAGGTGCCGCGGGCGCGGAGGATGATGTCCTCGGCAGCCTCGGGCAGCGCGCCAGCCTTGATGGCGGCAGCGCGGATGGAGTCAGCCAGTACCTTGTCGCTGTACTTGGCAGCAAAGGCCTCGGCCTTGTCGGCACGCTCGTTGGCAGCCTTGACCTGCTTGTCCAGATCGGTGCGCAGGCGCTCAGTGCGGCGGCTGATGACCTCGTCCAGCTTGCCCTCGGCAATCAGCTTGGTTTCTTCGTCTTGGCCGGCCTTGGCCAGCAGGCCTTTGACGGCTTCGATGTCCAGGCCTTCGAACTTGCCCTTGAGGCCGTCCAGTTCGGTCTTGATGGTCTTATTGGAGTCGATCAACTCCCGATTCTTGGACTTGAGGCCCGAGACCTCCCCGTCCAGGAATTTCTGTACCTCGCCGCCGAGCGCTGCCTTCAGCGCGGCAGTTTGGGTTTCGTCGAGGGTCAGGCCGTGGGCGGCCGGGTCGAAGTCAAAAGGCATGTGGCTATCCCCTGGGGACTGAGTAGGCCCGCCTGGCGGGCAGAAAAAGGCCCCGCAATGCGAGGCCGTAGTTCGCGCCACGAAATCGTGGCTAGTTGTTTTGTGGCGCGGGTCAGTTAAGACCGGCCCTCTCGAACGCCAACGGCTCCAGCTCCTTGAGCTGATCGAGCGTCAGTGGCTTGAAGTTCTTGTCCAACTGCAGCGAGGCGAACCGCTCCGCAGTAAGCCCGCCATCGCGGAACAGCTTTGCGCGCACCGGTCCCAGCGCAGCGTCCTGGAACGCCGGTGGCTGCGTTTTCAGCCACTGGTAGTAGCTGAGGCTGGCGGAGACCTGCGCGCCCCCAGATGCGCCCACAGACGCGCGCGTGGCGCCCTTCGCGAACGCTGCTGACAGCTTGGTGATGGGCGTGATGGTCGTGCGGCAGTTGATGTGGAACGGCGGCACCGGCCCCTTCCCTATCTCGAACTCACGCCCGTCCAGGCTCTTGCACTGCTGGCTGGTCTTCCGGTCGAGGGTGGCCACGATGCGGTAGCCCGGAACGAGTTCGGCGTTAGCGGCGAGCGTCTCCATGCGTGCCGTCGCGGACACGTGCTGCACGGCGGTGTGCACAACCGACCTGGCGTTGCGGTTACTGACCGCCAGCACGCCATCGGTGAAGTTCTGTGCGGCCGTGCCGCGTATAGCTTGGGTGATCTGCGCATTCGTCTGGCCCTGCACCACGCCGAGCCGTATGGCGTTGGTGACCCGGGTCGACTCGTTTCGCGTCCAGCCCTTGAGGAAGGGCTTGAGCAGGGTGCCGCCGTCGATGCCTGCCACCTGCAGCGGCTGGGTGTTGATCGCCGCCCGAATGAGCGAGTCCGTCGGCATGATGGCGTCAATGAGCAGCGCCTTGGACAAGCTGCGGCTCTCGAAGGCGGCCAAGTAGAGCGCGATGTCCACCAAGTCTGCCTGCATGCGATCGCCAAACGCTTGGTAGATGCCCAGCAGCTTGCCGCCAACTCGACCCAGGAACTCCTCAAGCCGGGTTCGGCTGTAGGTCGTGAGCTCCTTACGGGTCAGCTGGTCCCGCACTTGGGTATCCACCTGGCGCAGGACCGTCTCGAACTTCTTGGCCTCACCCGCTTTAAGCCGCTCCAGCAGCACCGCGTGCCGACTGACCTGCTCCAGCAGCATCTCGTCCGCCGTTTGCGTCGGTTTCGTCGCCATCGTCTTTGTCCAGATTGATGCCGGCCGACTCACGCTCGTCGCTGATCAGCCCGGCCTCTTCGTCGTAGGCCCGCTCGGGCAGCTTGCCGGTGGTGAGGTACTGCCAGTAGGTCTCGGCGCTGATCGTGCCGGCCATGACGCTCTTCTGCAGCTCAGCCAGCACCTGGGCGTTGACCTCAGGTATGACGAACTCCGGCTTGACCGTGAAGACCACGTCGTCCGGGTTGTAGCCAGTCCACTCGGCGGCGTACCGCAAGGCCTGCTCAATGGCTGCCGCTGCGGTGATGACGATGCTGTGCAGCGTGGCATGCTGGTCGTTCTGGCGCGTCTTGCGTGCCTCTCCCGACTCGGTACCGGACACGTCCATGACCTTGGCGCCAGCCTCTAGGGCTGCGCTCTTCTGGTCAGACATGGCCGTTCGGACAGCCTCAACACCTGCCCCTTGGAACTCCAGATAGCCGCACTGACCCTTGGGTCCGAGATCCCAGGCTGCAGACGGCCCGGTCACGCTCAGCTCGACGCTCTCGTCCAGGCCCGACACCCACGGCTGCGGGTGGCTGGTCTGGTGCAGCGCGGTGAAGTAGTCGGCGCTGAGCTGGTAGGACTTCAGCGCGGCCCTGGCCATCGTCAGCAGCGGGATCTCGTCCACGTCCGGTGAATTGTCGGTCGATCCGCAGTAGATGACCGGGATGTACTCGAGGCCGCGCACCAATTGGTTGCCGGCACCAACAGTGCCAAGGGGGCGCTCATCATCGATGAGCTCGCCTGCTTCGTTGCGCACAGCCGTGTAGCAGACTTGACCCTGCATGAAGAACTCACGGTAAACCGTCTGGCACTCATGGCTGTAGCGGTCCTCCGCCTTCTTGCGGAACTCGCGGAATACGGCCAGCACCAGATCCTGGCGCCCGCCTTGATCGGCGGTATCCCAGTTAATGCCGTTCCGAGCAGCGTAGGTTGCAAAGTAAGGCTGGCCCTGGTCGTCCACGTTGACCACAAGCGGCACACGCCCGTGGGAGATGGTCTGCCGAACGATGCGCAGGAAGAGTTGAGTCAGGCCGAACCCGTCAGCGGTGGCGTTCTCTTCCACGCCCTTGAGTCCGCTGGGCAGCTTCACCTCAGGAATGAGCAGGGAGACCAGACCCATCATCGAGCGCAGCGAATCGCGCACCCAGTGTTCGTACTGTGCCCGCGCCGTGTAATTTTGATAGAGATAGGCATTGCCCTGGCCATCCAGCTTTTCAGCCTCGACCATGCCGCTGGGCTTGGGCAGGTTGCGTGGACTGCCCTTGATGGCGCACTCGCCTTCCAGAGCATCGTCCATCATCCGCCACTCTTCGATGTGAGCGTCGTACTCTGGGTTGGTGGATTGAACAGGCATTACGCCAAACCTCCGATGCGGCGGACCCCGCCTGTGTGTTTGATGCACGGCCATTCAACGTCGACGCAGTAGCCGATCGCGGTTGTGATGTGCTGGTACTGGTTCTTCTGGTCCTCTTGGAACGTTGAACCTTCTTGGAGCTGGACGGTGGCCAGGCCCTTGTGGCACCAGGGTGCGGTAACAGGGTTGACGAACAGGCTGCTGTCGCCCGAGGCGGTCAGGATCTTGGCCCGCACCGCGTTCTGTCGGTCCTTGATGGCCGGGTGGGCAGGCTTGACCTTGCGCGTGTAGCGCCAGCCAGCAGCCTTCAGCACGGCCTCGATGTCGGTGTAGTCCGAGGCGTGGCCATGCTTCTCGCCTGCCTTGCCCGCCGGGTCGCCGTAGATCAGCACGTGCTTGTTCTTGTGGTCCTTGTAGCGCTCGACGAACTCGACGGCAGCCTGGCGCGAGATGGCGCTGGTCAGGACGATCTCGTCCAACAGGTACAGGTCCGCGCCGTTGTTGCGCCTTACGCCGATAGCGGACGACAAAGGCGTGAAGTTCTGGTCGTGCATCCACATCAGCTGCTCATGCGGCTCGATGGTGGCGGACGTCTGGTTGTGCTTGCCGTAGTCCTCGTAGATCCGGCCCGAGGCAGTCTCGAAGCTGGCTTCGAACTCCTGCTTGAACTGCTTGGGCGACATGGCGCGCTTCATGGCGTCCATGACGTCGGGCGGCAGGATCTCGGCTGACTTCCAGTGGAAGACGCGGAAGTTCGGGTCTTGCCCGGTCTCGGCCTGCTGGCAGAGGTCGTAGTAGTGGTTCAGACCGTCCGGTACGCCCAACAACCAGCACCAGGCCCGGTAGTCAGGCATGGTCGGGTTGACCGTGTTGAGCGCGGGCAGGATGTTGGCCTCCCATGCGTCGGGCTTCACGTCAGCGAACTCGTCGATGCCTCCACCCGTCCAGGGGATACCCTCGATGCGCTGTGGCTTGTCCAGGCCGATGACGTGGATTTCGCTGCCGTTCTCCAGGTAGATGATCAGGTCCGACTCGGAAGGACGGCGGCTGTGCATGCTCGACAGCGTGAACGCCTTGAGGTCATCCCAGAAGATCTTCTTGGCCTGGGCATGAGTGGGCGCAGCGGCGAAGTACGGGCCGCTGTAAGCCGTGGCCTGCTTCACCAGGAATCGCTTGAACCGCTCCGTCTTGCCGCTACGGCGCCCGGCTGGTACCAAAGGGAAGCGGATACCCGACGGTACTGCATCCATCAAAGCCAGCTGCACCGGGTGATCCTTGAGCTTGTACCAGCGGGCAAGCTGGCGATCGAGCATCAGGTTGCCTGTGTTCATCCTGGCAACCTCGCGATCAGATCAGCCAGCAGCTGGGCATTGGACGACTGCGACCCGGCCTGCAGGGCTTTCAGTTCGGCTTTGCGCTTTTCGATCTCAAGGCGCTTGAGCTCAGCATCAAGCTCAGGATGGCCAGGCGCAGCGAACATGCCCAGATGGCGCATCAGTAGATCAAGGGCGCCTTTTTTGTCGCTCAGCTTGATCTTCTTGGTGACGCCTATCACATCGTCACTAGCACCAATCTCGACAACCTCCATGCCAGCGATGGCAGCGGCTGTATCGTCATCAAGTTCATGCAGCGGTCGTAGCGAGCCGTCAGCACGGAATGCTTTGCGGATATCCAGGAAGGCCAGCCTTCCCAGCTCAAGAAGCACCCGCTCAGGCGTAATACCGGACTTCGACGCTCTGTCCTCCATGCCTTTGGCTATGGCTTCCTGAATGACAGGTTTTGACAGGTTCTCCGTACCCATCTGGCGAGCAGTCTTTTTGCTGTAGCCCGTGCGAATCGCGGCCTGCGTGGCATTCAGATCTTTCAGGTACTCCTCCACGAAACGCTGCTGTTTTGCTGTCAGCGCCATAGGGAATTCCTTGAGACTATCGCGCCTCTTTTTGTTGAATGTTCATGATTTGGGAGCTATGAGTGAAGCTCCTCATGAATAGGTGGATTTTATGAAAGGCACAGGACATGTGACGTTCTTCTCGTCTCAAGCTGATGACTTGTCGTTTGAAGACGTTGATTTTGAATTTCAGCCCGGCGACCAATCGATAACTGCTGGCTCTGATGGCAGCCTGTCGATGATCAAAAGGGCCGGCATCATCAGTTTCAAACTGGAATCGTTCCCAGGCTGGCAATCGACTTACGCCGTGACTGTTACCTTTCCTAATGGGAGGGACAGCGAGAATCTGTTTGAGGTAACCCGCAACTTCAAGCAACCATTCGACCATGATGGGTGGCTGAATTACCCGGTGATGCAAAAACAGGCCAGACCGATGAAGGACTAGATGTCTCCGCGCCACAACACGGCGCATATCGATTTCGTGGCGCGGATCAGCTCGACCGCTTACACAGGTCACAATCAAGGCGTCGGCAGATCCAGCGCTTCACGCGCGGCCAGTAGGTAATGACGAACATGTGCCGCAATCCGGCCAGGGCCAGAGCGACGTGCATCGTCACGCCGGCAGTGTTGGGGGTGAAGAACATGCGGTCCGACCGGGCCAGGATGGCGTAGCCGCTCAGGGCGATGATCGAGTAGAGGATCTTGCCGATGACCCCATCTCGCACTTTCCCGCTCAGAACTGCCCAGGATGCCCATAGGGCGATCACGCCGGCAGCCAGGGCATTGACGTATTCGAGAATCATCCGTTTGGCCCTCCGAACTTGGACCTGATGACAGACCAGAGATCAGCGGCCTTGATGGCACGGGTGACGGCGGCAATGAGCGAGCCGCCGAAGGTGCCCAGCAGGAACCCTACACCCGCAACACTGCGCGGTTCGACGATGCCAAAGTACGCGCTGACCATCCCCGTAAGGTAGTGGGCACAAGCCATACCAGTGAGCAGGAAAAGAATCCAGGCCTTGCGGTCTGTGAGGTCGTCTTTGTGCCAGCGGGTGGCAACCAAGGCCCCCAATAAGCCCGCTATTGCCCAGTCGAGTTTGTCGAGCAGGCGGTGAAAAAACTCCATGCTCAACCTCTCAATGCGAATGAAGTGAAGGCCAGACAGGTAGCCGTCGGCGACGTTGAGTTGCCGCACCGCTCAGCCAAGCTATGCCTGGGCCGAGGTCGGTTGGGTCCATTTTTTCTCCAAACTATGACGTAGAGCGCATAGATAGTCAGCATCGGGCGATTGCCCTTGCCTTACCTTCACCTAAGCGCTAAAAGAATCGATGGCCGGGCTGGCCTCTAACCGGATCTGGGAAATGCTCAACCAATCGCTATTCCTCATTGAATATCGGCTTCATGGTGAAGCGCGCAGCTTTATCATCCGTTCAGAAAAAATGGATAACGCGGAAGCCTGGCATTGGGCCGCCTGTGATGGAGGCGTGAGCGTAATCCCAAAGTTCAGGGCGGCGGACTTAAAAAAAATCTCGCGGCCGTTGGCTGAGCGCTATGGCATTACCGATGTTCATTGGAAAAAATCGGGCATCGCATGAAATATAAAATCGACTACAACCTTAAAGGACGTGCCCGATTTTGGGTTTGCGATTCGCCGACGTCATTGCGCCAGAGTGACGCTCTTGCTGTACTTCTGCGGCTGCATGCTCATAGAGATCCCGTGACGGCAATGCGCGTGCCGCTCCCTGTCGCTCAGGAAGAACTGGCCATGGCGGTTGCAGATTTGGGCATTTCCGATGTGCGCATAACACTCTATGCCTTAAACCCGTAACGTCCGCGCATGGCGGACGAAACGAGATCGACCAATCAAATCCGGTGGCTATAGAAAAGCGAGTACGATTCAATGCCGTCGTTCGGTTGTTTGATGCCAGCGTTGGAGTAGTGAATTGCCCGGATACCGACCTTTTGCGTTTCGCCAATCTTCAGGCCTGCGCCAATGCGGTCTTCGAAGTTGAAAGCCGAGCCGAAATCCTGATCCCCTGCGGACGTACCGGAGAACACTGCGAGCCCAATGCCCGCTTCGATGAACGGCTTCACTTCACCGCTACCAAATTCATAAACGAATACAGGTGCAAAGGACAACGAGTGGGCCCCGCCAGAAGCATCTCCTGCTTCCCAATAGGTGTAGCCAGCATCCCAGTAGCCGGTTAACCGACCGGTGCTAGTTTCAAACCAGCTCTTGTCCCAGTCAAAGCCTACAGCTGCGCGAGCGGTCAAACCGCCCTGACTAGTCGCACCGATTGCGCCAGACAGGTCAGCAGCCTGTGTACCGGTGGCCAAAAGGGACAACACCGCAGCAGCGATGATTTTTTTCATGATCACGGAATCCTGATGGGTTTTTCTTAGCAAGCTATCAGAATCAGAATGCCATCAATTCGTTCCATGTGTCCTGAAAAAAATGGAGTTCAGCAAAATCGGTAATGGTCGGGACTCTTGAGGGCCTCTCGGGGCAATAAAAAACCCGGCGCGATGGCCGGGTTCTGTTCGTCAATCCTCAACACACGCAGGAATGACAGGATGGAGGAATAATGTTGCACGGTTGCGCGGTTGTCAAGCTGCTTCTGCCATCAAAATGCCTTCGTCCTCCAAAATCTTGGCAGATGCCGCCAGCGCCTCGACAACCATCTCATCCAACACCTTCTCGATGGCCTTCTTCCATCGCCAGTAAGTGGTCCGGTTCAGGCCCTGGTTGTCCCATGTGTTGATGTCGTAGAACTCGGCCGGCAGCACGATCATGTCAGTTGAGCGCTTCACGTACTGCTCGCGGCGTGCCTGGCCGGCGTCCTCGGGCATCTCGCCACCCGCAAGGTGCTGGACCACGCCAGCGTGCAGCGAAGCGAACTCTGCGCGCTCTCGGGCAGCACGGCTGGCTACCTCATGTCCGGACTGTGCTTGTACGCCCTTCACCGGCGGGATGGCCCAGGCGGTGACCGCCTTGTACCGGAACAGGTTAGGCGCCTGAGTGGCGATCAGCGGGACCAGTTTGCCGATCGCCTCAACCTTCTTGGCTTTATGGGTGGAGAACCTGGCCGTCAGCGCATTCCAGTGCCGAGGGATCAGCTTGCTGTGCAGGCGGGCGTGCACCCAGCAGTCCAGCAACATGGCTGCATCCTTGCCAGTGATCTCGCCTTTGAGCTTGGATGCCTGAACCTTCGGCTCGAAGTCGCCGCCCCCTACTCCGCTCATGGTCTCTGCCGCCAGGGCGCGAACAATTGCTGCCAACACGCTTTGGTATTTCATCGGCCCTGCTCCTTCTTGAGGCGAACTTGGATAGATCGGGCGTGCAGTGCACACCACGTCGAGGTGACGCAAATGGCCAGCAGCAATGCCCAGGCCGTGTCGCTAATAGTCCAGGTCATGCTGCTGCCTCCATCGGCTCGATGCGGACGCGCACAGCGCCGCCCTTGGTTACTTCACGGCGCACGATGCGCAAGTCGTCGATTTGTTCGTCGTCATGCCAAACCCCGGCGTGCGACAGGGCGTCTAGGAGGCCCTTGGTGATGTTGTCGAGGTCACGCCTGCGCTTATCAGGGGGAAAGCACTCGATCGTCACGCGCAGGCGCCCAGAGAGCTTCTGGATGGCATACGGCATTGACCAACACACGTCCGCTCGATATTTACGGCCCTTTTCACTGATCAGGTGTCTCCCGGCCAGCTTGCCGGTGGTAGGGTGGCGCCAGTAGGTATTCACGCTCGGCGGGTATGGCAGGTGCAGGATCGTCATGCCGCCCCCTTGACTGTCATCAGTCCAGCGCGGATCAGGGCCTCATGTGTCTCCGCAATGGCCCTGGGCATATCCGACCAATCCACCTCGCCCCGGCCGCGCCCGTCCAGAACATCGTGGCAGCTTGAACAGGCGTAGACCGCCACGGTGTCGAAGCCCTTCATGCCCATGCCCTTCTGGCCGCATGGCAGGTGCGCCAGCACGGTGGTTTCGGGGTTGAAGTTGCATGTGCCCGGAATCCGAACGGCACAGTCCTGACCACGGGCGCTGTCGCGGACCTTCTTGCTCACGACTCTCATGCCGCAACCCCCCAGTGATCGGCAGTGGTGAACCTGACGCCCCGCTCTGCCGCGAACGCCTCCATGACTTCGAACATGTCGTTGAACCACTTCTTTGACTGACGGCGGGTGGAGATGCCCAGAACGACGAACCCGCCATCCAGGCCGGGCACGGCGCGCTGCTGCTGTACCGAGGCGCTGAATACGTGCTTCCAGTCCTCGTCGCTCAGCTTCTGGCCGTACCACTCAACCTGGCGGGCGATGTCTCGCAACATGGCCCACATGCGTCGGTTCTGAGCGTCGCTGCGGACTTCCTCGCGCATGGACCAGGTGATGCCCTTGGTCAGGTCGACCCGGTTCAGCATCTGGATGGCTCGGGCCCGGTCTTGCTCGGTGCGGAGTGGGAAAGATGGGAGGGTCATGGCGCCACCCTCAGGCCTTGGGCCTCGATGGCGGCACGGAGCGATTCGAGCATGTCGCGCTCCATGCTGGCCGGATAGTCTTCGAACTTCGGCAGCTCCACCACCGCGGCCTCGCGGGAGGCCTGCCACATCTGCCAAGCAAGTTCGGTCGCAGAACTTACGTAAACTTCGCGAGCCCTATGGAATGCGGTGTAGGACATGATCCCCATTTTTTCGCAGTAGGCCGTGTAGGCAGCCTCGAACTGCTCGCGCACCTTGTTGGTGTCCATCACGCCTCCTCGCCTTGCAGGCTCTGCAGCAGCGTCTTGAGCTGGCGGTATTTCTCCATCGACTTGGCGCTAGATTCGCGCTCCTGCTCCACGGCCAACGCAACATCCTCGACCCGGCCGGCCAGGCGCTTCAGGTTGCTGGCCATGGTGGCGATTTCACCGGCCAGCTCGCTCAGCATTTCCAGCGGGGTGCCCTGGGCTTTCTGGTCGGCAACTAGTTCGAGTTTCGGCTGCTGCTTGGCCATGACTGGCTCCGGAGTCTTCTGCTTGGCGTCTACAGGGGTGCGCTGGAAGTGGTCGCGACCCGATTTCTTGATGAGCCCGGAATCAACCAGGCTGACCAAGCAGCCCGAAACGATCCGGTTGTCCGGGGTGCTGCCGGTCAAGTTCCGCATGGCTGTCATGACCTGGACCGAAGTCCACGGCTCGTTCATGGGCACGCACTCGTAAACCTTCCTGGCCACGCCGGTTTGGCCCTGCATGAGGATTTCTTTCTTGGCTGGAGTCACATCCCCTCCCCAGCCGGCTGCCCGGCGCGCTTGATGTTCAACTTGGCCAGCAGGTGTGCACGGCACGCGGCAGCACCACTGGGAATTTGCTGGACTTCGAGCAGCCGGGCTTGGCGCTGGCTGGCGTACTCGTCGGCCAGCTCCAGTTGACTCTTCTGGCTGTCGTGGCCGATGCCGGCTGCGATCTTGCCGTCGAGTGGCTGGCCGTCCTGAGCGCGGCGCACGATGATCTCGTAGGCCCGGTCGAAGCGGCTGCGCAGGCTCTTGTCGTCCTGGCGGGCGGCGCGCAGATCGAACACGCCGGTCTCGATGGCGGCCAGTCGCACGGCTTCGTGGCTGTACTTGGCCATCAGCGCCTCCATCCAGGCGTCCTCGGCCGCTGGCAGACCCAGCTGCTCGGGCGACGGCTTGCACCATGCGATGAACTGGCCAACGCTCGGAGCGAACGGCGATCCACTGCGGCGGCACTGCAGGATGGCGTACCGCACCTGGTCGATGCTGTTGATACCGGCGTCGATCAGCGCCATGGTCCAGTTCCGGCGCGCAGCTTTCAGCGCCTTGTCGTCTGGCCAAGCCTGCTTGTAGGCCGGGAAGATTCCCTGCAGTTGGAGGAAGATCTTCTCGATTACCTCAGCGGTCTGGTCGTCCACCACGCCCAGCGGCTGGGCGGCGACCGGGATAGGCTGCGAGGTCTTCAGCGCCCGCGCAGCAGCAGGCACCAGTTGAGTGACGTTTTTCATAGGTCATCGCTCGTGTCGTGACGCCAGCTGGTGTCGTTGAAGTCGGGGCCGGTGCGGCGCAAATGGCCCTGCTGTGCACCCGGCAGAACCTTCTCCGGGAACAGGCCGGTCCAGCCGTTGCTGATCGACTGGTTGATCACTGCGTCAGGTGCGTGGTGGCCGGCCAGGGTCTTGGTTTGGCGGTCACAGGTGGTCTTGGTCAGGCGCTTGCCGATCTCGCGGCGGTGCTGGCACCAGTCGGCCCATACGGAGGGGGTAACGTTGGTCGGGCAGGCAGTCAGAGGGTCGAACTTCGAAGCCTTGCGCGAAGCGGTCGAGGACGCCTTGGCGGCCGCGCGCTCACCCTCAGTTGTACTGTTGCTCTTTGTATTACTCTCCTCCGCCTTTTCCGAATAGGGGTCACCGCCTTTTCCGAATAGGGTCGCCGTGTTTTCCGAATAGGTATTCGACTTTCCGAATAGGTTCGAAAGGCGCACTCGGCGCTCTACAACCTGGCGACCATCGCGGATCAGTTCGACCCGCAAAAGGCCCTTGGCCGAGAGAGCGCTGATGATCTCGGACACGCGGGAGCTCGACAGGCCGAAGAACCTGGCGAAGTGGCTGTTACTGGCGTAGCAGCCGCGCACGGGGTCTTGCAGGCTGCCGATCTCCACCATCATCACCTTCTCGGTAATCGACAGAGAGTGATCGAGCCAGACCTCGGCAGGGATCCAGACGCCCTTGAATTGACGTGGAATGTCGGTCATTGGCCATGCTCCTGCGCCATGCACGCAAGAAGCTCAGCGTCGTCAGCCATCGCCTTATCAACGGCTTGGTCAGCAGCGGCGTACTGAAGCCAGAAATGGCGACCATCAGTGATCCCTACCGCCCGGGCGCAGTTGTTGTAAGGGAAGTCGCGCATGTAGCGATACCGCTTGGCGTCAATGCGCAATGCGTCGTGCTCGGACTGGAGACCTTCCCCGGCATCGTCGAGCTTGGTGATAAGGTCGCGTGCTGTCTGAGCCGCAGCCTCGAGAACCGCTTCCCGTGGGAGCGCTCCGTCCTCGATCAGCAACACGAGATCCTTGGCGGCCTCCATGAGCTCGCAATACAGCGAATAGTCACCGATCCCGGCAGCGGTGATGCGTCCGCCAGCCAGCTGCATGCCCAGGTGAATAGGATCTACAGGGCCTTCAACAACGATCGTCACGAGTTTCATGGGCGGCCCTTCCCTGCCAGCTCAACCAGTTCAGGGAATCGCTCCACATACCAGTGAGGCTGCGTTTCGCGCGGGCACTGTGGGCTGGTGAGGTTTTTGCCATAGCGCAGCCCCTTGTCGGTGATGGCCCAGAACGTGACCGTCTCCTGCTTAGAGTTTTTGCGCTGCATGACCTTGAGCACGCCGGCCTGCTGCAACGCCTTGTTGAACGATGCCGGTGACATGCGGACGCCGTTGTCCTTGAGCAGCGCGGTCAGTGCTTTGGTTGGAAGCGAGCTGCCCCCTGTTGCATCTGGCGGTGCATCCACGGCATAGCCGGGCAGGAATTTCGGGTCGAGCCCGTTGTTCTCGGCAATCTTGGTCAGCATTTGCATCTGGCAAGACGCGGCAGGCTTCAGCAGGCGCGTGAAGCACTCCATGATGGCGATCTCGCCGATCACCTTGGTGCCATTGGCCATGACTGCCTGGCGGGGCTCGGATTGGCCCTCCAGCTCCCGCCAGCGGCGGATAACCTTCATGCGCAAGGCCGGGCTGTACCCGGTCAGCAGGCAATCCGTGTGCTCGCGATCGAGCAAGTACTGAACCTGCTCGCGGTTCTGCCCGTCCAGGTAGATGTGCTCAAAACTGAGCGCATCTTCTTCCAGGTCAGCGAGCATGGCGGCGATATCACGCTTCACGTTGTTGTGACGCTTGCCGGTAAGATTCGCGATCTCGCGTGATGACATCGTGCGCGCCACGGAATCGTGGTTCGGATTTTGTGGCGCGAGAGCCACGGTATTGCTTTGGATGGTCTGGTGCATATATGATGACCTCACACAAGCGTTACGAATGCAGTACAAGAAGCCGGTCTAGCCACCGGCTTTTTTGCGTCTGCGTTTTTGGTGATAGTTCTTTCAACGGCAGTTCCTCATGAGTCCCTCAGGGGCTTATAAGCCCTTGCGAAACGACCGAACGTTACTTCGGCCAGGCTCTGTTCTCGTCATCCGGTCGAGAGCCTCATTGATGATTCGTGCCGCCAGTTGCTCAGGGGTTAAGCCTTTCTGCCTGGCAAGAAACTCCAGATCTGAATTGCCCTTCCCGTCGAGCTGGATTCCCAGCTCTTTGCTTTCTGGCACAGGGCCTCCTCGGCCACTTCAGGCCGCGTCAGTGTTCGCGTTAAGCTCTTGCATCATCTGGTCGAGACCGCGCTCCAAAATTTCCCTGGCGAGCACAGCCTTTTGCGTGCGCTTGAAACGAGCCATCGCCGAAAGCAAGTCGTCGGCAGCCTCATCCAAGCGAACCTTGGTGGGCTTGTTGTGCAGGTGGTCGGGGTCGAAGTACGACACGGTGGGTTCCTTTGTGGTTGAAAGTGGTTAAGCGGCGGAAAGCGCGTGGGTCGGATTGCTGTCGATCTGGTTCCACGGGAACGAAGGACACAGGTCGGCACGATTCACGGCGCCATTCGTAAGCGCCTCAATCTGTAGTGCGCGCTTGGCTGGGACCGTGCGCTCTCCTGAACACCATTGGTTGACGGTTGGTGCCGCAACGCTCAGCCGGCGCGCCAATTCCGCCTGGCTGCCCAGCACGCGGGATGCTTCTTTGGCTGCTTCTGCTGATTTCATGAGTTCTCTCCTGGAGATTTACCGATGAATATAAGGCATTACCTTATTTCACACAAGCCATTGCCTAACCGCTCTAGCGATAGGCCTAATTAGGCAATGCTTACCGGACCAGAATTAGGCGCAGCCATTGACGCCGCGCGGATCGCCAAGGGCGTATCGAAGAAACAGCTCGCAGACGACTTCCAGGTGAAGCCTCCGTCGGTGCAGGGCTGGGTGAAAAACGGCCGGATTGACAAGTCCAAGCTGATGGATGTGATCGTTTACTTTTCTGACGTTGTGGGCCCCGAGCACTGGGGCCTTCGGCCTGGCTTCTCTTACGAGAGCCTCCCGGAGGTCACTTCGGAGCCTGTCGCCGAGCCGGCGCCTGCCTCAGCTGCCGAAATGGTTCGCGCCATGCTCGCCAAGCAAGGCAAGAACTTGTCGGATACAGCGCGCGCGCAGTTGATTGCAGCCGCCGAAGCGACTGATGAGGGAAATGTGATTACCGCAGACTTCTCTCGGCCTGGCCTAGTCGGTGATGAGGTTAGGATCGCTCATTACGACATCCGCGCAGCCATGGGCGGAGGCCAGATTCCACACGATTACCCGGAGATGCTCAAAGACATTCGCGTCAGTCCGAGCCATCTACGCGAGCTGGGGGTCGAGTTCGAAGAGCACTACCACCTGAAGGTGGTCACCGGCTGGGGCCAGTCGATGGAGCCAACCATCAAGCACCGGGACCCGCTGATCGTGAATATCAACGTCCGCGACTTCGTGGGCGATGGGGTGTACCTCTTCGTCTGGGATGACCTGCTCTACATCAAGCGCCTGCAGGTGGCTGATGAGGAGCACTACGAGATGATTTCGGACAACCCACGGCACAAGGATCGCCTGATCCGACGGGACGTGACCTACATTCAGGCCCGAGTGCTGCTGGTGTGGAATGCTCACTTAGTGTGATAGATGGGCTGCGTAGAGTGGGTCAAGGGAGAGCCCACTCTGTGTAACGCCGGAAATCCAAGGATAGACTCAGGCAGTTGCCAGTCTACGAAAAACCGCGCCGCGGATACGCATAAACTCATTCAATTCTTCGGAAACACCCTTCTGCCCATAGAATCGGCCAGAGTCAACACCATAATCGACGGTCAACTGAAGACGCTTCCGGAGATCTGCAACATAGACCGGATCGTATTCCTCTTTTCCGTGCTTGCCCTTCTTTAATATCCTTGTGACAATTTCCCCGTCCTTGAGGACATCAACTAACGCGTTTCGCTCCGAAAGTTCAAAGTCAAACCTGCCAAGCTTTTCTCGCAAATCATTGAAAGAAAGATACTTGTCTGACTTCATGATTTTTCGAGAATTTCGAAGAAGCCAGTCAACTATTACTGAAATTTCATCTTCACGCTTCTCTGCGATCTCATGGGCTGCAATCTGCCGAGTAAACTCGAACATATCGTCATCATTACAACGATCAACCCAAATATTGTTTTCACCCAGATAATATAGCGCACTCAGGAGAGCGGTTCGCTTATTACCGTTATGAAAACAATGATTTGCGATAATCCCATGAAAAATTGCGGCTCCTTTCTCGTATTCTGTTTCATAGGCATCTTTGCCATGAACCGTTTGAAAAGGTCGGGCGCATGCTGATTCAAGAAGGTTGTGGTCCTTAACTCCCGAGGGCTCCAAAGGGTCATCCGAATCCGCAAAGTGATCAACCAAATACAGGTGGATACTTTCTACCAACTCCCTGTCCATCTTTCCCTCGGAAAAGCTTTTAGAGCTTTGAAAATTTAGATTTGAGTGTTTCGTTATTGTAATAAGCGTCGGCTGCCAGCTCATCGAGCTGAGAAACGTCAAACTTTACACTCCAGTGCTTGAGCCAGCAGGAAAAGTCATCAATATCAAAAGTATGTTTGGCAAGGCCCTCAAACATCTCAACTACTTGCTCCCACGGAGCCTTAAGCATCATTCCATTAATTAATAAAAATACCATTACGGCCGCAGCCGCAGTTCTCTTATTGGCATTAAAAAAAGGATGATTTTGGACTAGCGCTTCGGAAAAAACGGCACCCAGCACAAAAAGATCGCTAACACCAGCGTAATTTTGATACTGGATAGCTCGGTACTGAGCAGATGAGAGCCCTGAAAGATTCAAGACTCCCACTGGCTCCATCGGAGTTTGGGCATCAATCAAATTATGATTGAGTGACGCTATGTCTGATTCACTTAGCCATTGAACTACATTTGCAGATCCAGCCATATCAAACTTTCGCCAATTCTTCAAAGGCACGTTCGTATTGCGCAAATATAATCAAGAACGCGTTGTTAACCTGCTTCGTGTGGGCAGAATAGCTTCTTCTGCTGACCACAGCGCTCACGTTTCCATTTTTCGCGTTTGGACGAATTGCCCCTGGTTTAGTGTGTGCCATAGCTATCTCCAGCATGTGAGCCTTCTCCTTAAGTCTGTAGCTTAGGCCGATCTTGGCCTAGTTTCCTGCGGCTTCACGGACATGCTTCGTTACAGTGCAAGCAATCTCTCACGCGCTCACACGCACGTCTTATATCCTCAACCGTATCGTCTGGACAGTGGTTTCGCTCCGTTTTGTCAAAAATATTTTTTGTCAAGGTGAGAAAGCTGTACATCAAACCAGTATCGCGATTTCTAAGGAGAGACAATTAGAAAGGCGCCTCCTGCTCCAGCCTCTCCTCCCAGTCCTTCTCCACGACCAGGTCGTCGCGATCCTCGGCGCTCTGCGGTTCCCACCGAACCGTCACGCTCTCGTCGTCGTTGAACGTCAGGTCCAGCTCCGGCGTTTCAGCCAGCAGCCCCATCACCTCCTCCCACTCCATGTCTCCATCCGTGTCCAGGCGATGGATTGTCACCCAGCGCTGCGACTGCGCGATCGGGTGATTGATCATCGACGAGACCCGCAAGCCCAGCCGCTCAAGGGCGGTCATCTCTTGACGCGCTTGCGGGGTCGACTTCTTCTGCTTGGCCATACCTTCCTCCGTTAACTGTACATCCATCCAGTATTAGGCAGAGCTTACCCGAGCCATCGAACGATGCAAGCCCGGATAGCTGATTAGGCGCATATGAAAAAAGTTAGGCATTACCTATTTACAATAATTAGGCATTGGCTTATCTTCCATTCCATCGAGGCGCTACACAGCCCCTCGGGAGGCCCTCAAGCCTCACCGCTCTTTCACATTGATGGGAACCTCGCGGATCGATCCCGGCAACGGCACAGCGCGAGCAATAAATTCGATCCCCATGCCAGCTCTGGAACTGGTGAACAGACCGCATTGCCTCTACCGGCGACCGGCGATCAGACAGCCCCGAAAGGCTGCCCACGACAGGGATCACCCTGTACGGCTGACGAAGGTGAAACGCCTTAACCGAGAGAACGACCCGGGCATGCAATGCGCCCCGCCACCCCGGCGGTAATGGGACAGAACGATTTACTGATGCCGGTTCACTGAGCCGGCATTGGAAATCAACTGGAGGAACGCAGCATGAAACTCGTAGATGCCGTGACCAGCGTCGAGCTGAGTTGGTACAACCGCCGCTGGAACATGCGGCTTCGCGGTGATCAGAAAGCCCGTGACGAGATTCAGGAAGGATTGGTTTACGACCGATTCGGCCGGCTCTACCTGGCCCAAAGCGAAGGTCTTGTCGACTACTGCTCGGCAGGTAGCGGTGGAGCGTGTGGTGGAACCTTCAAGATGCGCGATGGCAGCGTAGAGGAGGTCACTGGAGCCTGGAGCAGCAACCCAGGCGATGTATTCAAAACTGCCGGGGTCGACACAGTCTCGACCAGCTTCAATGGCTTGGTCATTTCAATATCGCTTGAGGCACTTCGCGAGCTTGCCCACCGCTTCAACTTCGTGATCGACGAGACCACGGACGCCTATCGGTACAACGTTTCGCCGGTACCTCAAGCGGAGAAGATCACACTTGAGCGGCGTTACTTCAACTGAGCAGACGATTCCCCGGTGCGCCTCAAGCGGGGCGCATCAGGGGGAATCCACTGGAGATAGCCATGGAAAATCGAAGATTCAGCATCAAGCCGGACACGCCAGAGCTGAAGGCACTGTGCGATGCCATTGGCCGGGCCCAGGGCAATCCAATCATGGAGGTCGCGCTGAGCCAGTACGTGAGTCGCCTGGTTGTTTCGACCATGGCTGACCCGCGCTTCCGGGCGAGCCTTTCGGAAAGCGCTTCCGAGGCGAAAGCCAAAGCTAAACAGGAGCGCATCGATCAAATCCGCGATGAGCTCGCGAGGCTTGAAGCCGAGTAGCGGCCCAATATCAACCGCCCTGGAGGGCAACCAAATGCGACCAGTTATGACCATGAGAGCGCTGCACGACGATCGTGGGCGCCGGACAGGGATCGAAGACGCGGCCGAAGGCAAGTTCCACGGCTGGGGCGTCGAGTACGAAGAGTTCGAGAACGGCCCTGGCAACTACAGCGTCGCCATCGTCGAGATGGCAGATGGCACGGTCCAGACGCTGATGCCTTGGGCGATCCGCTTCTTGGATGGTGAGGACGCCAAGCAGCAGGCCCTGAATGATTTCCTCGCTCGGCCAGCCATTGGCTGACTGATTCCCTGACAGCCGGAAAGACGGCCCGATGCCCTGCTCCCCATCGCAGGCTGCATCGGAGTGTGATCTGAATGCGCAGGCTGATGCGACTAACGTCCCGCGTGCTAGTCACGAAACAAAGGGGGCGGCCAAATACCGACACCGCCAAAGCCGGAGATCAGCGCCGGCCAGATCACACCCCGATGCATCCCGCATCCCCTTCTTGAGTGCCGCTGCGATTCCAGCGTGCGATCACCGGAGGACTCGCCATGTAACAGGACAGCGCGCCGAGGCCTTCCAGCTCGGCACTGCCTCAGAGAGCGGCACCATTGATGAAAGCTCGGGCAATCCTCGGGCTTTCACGCTTCACCCCTTCCCTTCACTTCGACCGCATTAGGCAGGCGCCAGGCCGCCTTTCACGGTGGGTTTGGTCACCCGCGCCTGGCGTCTGGCCAATGCGGCCGCATCAACGCCCCGGAGGCGATCATGCAAACACTTCGAGCAGCACAGTTTGAGTACGACAACCGCATGCCTCCTGAGGTTAGTGAAACGCCGCAGGAGCGCCCAGAGCGCCACTGGATCGAGGAAGGTATCGACCAGCTCATGCGCGGTGCGGACTACCTGTTTCAGCGCCGTATGCGGCCCCAACAGGGTGTGACGCAAGAGCGCTTCGCCGAAGCCGTGGACGAGTTCGCCATGGGCCAGCTCGGTCTGCAGGGCGCGAGCAAGTCAGTGCTGGGCAGGCTGGTCCTGGCTGCCCACTTCAAGATCGGCAATGAGGCGCGTAACGCGGCTGACGAGCTGATGGCGGTACCAAACACCGACACTGTGCTGCGCGAGATTGCGCGCACCCTCCTCCAGCCATTGGTGAAGGATGGGCTGGTGGCCCAGGCCGAGGAGGCAGAGTGAAAAGCCCTCATGTGCTGATAGACCAAGAGCTTGATGCAATGGCTGATCCCTCCACCCCTACCGAGTGGCAGGCCATGGTGCTCAAGCTTTTGATCGAGATGCTGGCTGACAGCCGCATCACCATCGAAGAGTTCAACCACTACTGCGGGCGCCTCAACAAGATCGTTGATGGGCGCAAGGAGGCTGCATGAGCACTGCACCGGTTAAGTCCTTGATTGATGAACAGCTCGAGCAGATCGAGCGAAGCCTGGCGATCATTGGCGCAGGCGTACCGCGCGACCTTCCGGTGCAGCAGCTGCGGCCAGAGATCGTCGCTGCGCTCAAGGCCGGTCAGATCGCCGTTAGGCCGGCCCAATGACCCGCTACCAACGCGCCCGACGCCTAGTCATCTGGCGCGGCTCCTTCTCTGCCCTATTCGCCTGCACCGCCTTCATGCTGGCCAGCGCTCTGGCTGGCTCCATCACCCAATAACCAACTTATCAGCGCCCACCGCATGGATGGCGCGGGAGAAACGCATGTCTGAAAAACAGCTCGCCGTGAAGATCGAGGAGATCAGCGAAGCGAACGCCCCTGCCCTCTACGTTGCCGGTGGACTCCAACAATTCATCGACTTGGTGAAGGGTGAGGTAGAAGGCGAAGTGCCCGACCTTAAAACCCGCAAGGGGCGTGAGCGCATCGCCAGCCTGGCCGCCAAGGTCAGCAAGTCAAAGACCGCCGTCGAGAAGCCGGGTCGCGATTACCTGCGCCGGCTAAAGGAAATGCCGAAGGTTGTCGAAGCCGAGCTGCGCGATTTCGTGACGAAGATGGACGCCTTGCGGGATGAGACGCGCCGGCCGCTGACCGAGTGGGAGCAGGCAGAAGCCGCCCGTGTCGCCCAGCATGAGCATGGCGTGGCGGCCATCAAAGCCGAGGGTGTAGATCTGGGCATGCTGGCCGCCGAGGACTTGCTGGAGCGGATCGGACGCGTTGAAGCTGTGGTCTTGGGCGACACCTGGGAAGAGTTCGCCGCCGAGGCTGGCCAGGTTAAAGACCAGGTTCTGGCCGCGCTGCGTGAAGCGTTGGTGGCGCGACAGAGGTACGACGCCGAGCAAGCCGAGCTGGCTCGTCTGCGCCGCGAGGCTGAAGAGCGTGCTGAGGCTGATCGCATCCGCCAGGCGCAGGAAGTGGCCGTGGAGGCCGAGCGCCAGCGTGTAGCCCAGCAGCAGCAAGCAGAACGCGAAGCGGCAGCCCGCCTTGAGCAGGAGCTGATCGACCAGGCCGCCGCCCAGCAGCGCGCCATCGAGCAGGCCGAGGCTAACCGCATCGCGGCCGAGCAGCGTGCGGAGCAGGAGCGCCAGGATGCCGCGCGCCGGGCTGAAGAAGCCGCCGAGCGTGCACGCCAGGACGAGCGGCGCCGAGCCGATGCAGCTGCTGCCGAGATCGTTCGCCAGCAGGAGGCGCGCGAGCGCGACAAGAACCACCGCGCCAGCATCAATCGCGCTGCTCTGGACGCCTTCGTGGCCGAGGGCATGACCGAGGAATGCGCAAAGCAGGCCATCAAGCTGATCGCCTTGCGCAAAATCCCGAACATCCAAATTTCCTACTGAGGTCGCCATGAACCAGGCAGTAGCCACAATCTCGCAGGACATTTACGCGCAGCGGAACCAGTTCGCCAATGTGCTGACTGACCGCTCGCTGAACTTCGAGCGCGAGGCCGAATTCGCCATCCAGGTGATCACCTCGAGCGAGTACGCCACCAAGGTCGCCATGCAGAACCGGCAGTCGGTGGCCAATGCGATCACCAACATCGCTGCCATCGGCATCAGCCTGAACCCGGCCAAGAAGCAGGCCTATCTGGTGCCGCGCGACGGCCGCATCTGCCTGGACATCAGCTATATCGGCTTGATGGATCTGGCCATGTCGACCGGCGCCATCCGATGGGCTCAGGCCGAACTGGTCTATGCAGCCGATGCGTTCAGCTTGAACGGCTTCGACAAGCCGCCCACCCATTCCTACAACCCATTCGCCAAGGATCGCGGCGAGGTGATCGGCGTCTACGTGGTGGTCAAGACCGCCGATGGCGATTACCTGACCGAAACCATGAGCATCGAGGATGTGAACGCCATCCGGGACAGGTCCAGTGCCTGGAAGGCATGGGTCAGCAAGAACAAATCCTGCCCCTGGGTCACAGACCCGGGCGAGATGGCCAAGAAGACCGTGGTGAAGCGCGGGTACAAGTATTGGCCCAAGACCGAGCGCCTGGAGCAGGCGATTCACCACCTAAATACAGATGGCGGCGAAGGCTTGGCCAGCCTAGCGGGATCGGCGCCGAACGACCCAGAGCTGGCGAACAGCTGTATCGCTCTGGCGCAGAAGGCCGGCAGCCTTGAGGCGCTGACCGATGTGTACCAGCAGGCCACGGAAGCCATGAGACTGGCGAAGGACAAGGTGGGGCATGCCCGCTTTAAGGCCGAGGTCACCAAGCGCGCCGACGCGCTCAAGGCCCAGGCAGCGCCAATCGAAGGTGAATCTGAGGAGGTGTTAGATGGAGCAGCGTAGCGCTGAATGGTTCGCGGCACGCCTTGGGTGTGTCACCGCAAGCCGCGTGAAGGATGTGATGGCTACCGGACGCGGCAGCGCGCCGTCCGCCACCCGCAAGAACTACATGATGGAGCTTCTGTGCGAGCGGCTCACCGGCCAGGCTGGTGGCGCTGACCTGTCGCGCAATGCTGCAGTACAGCGCGGCGTCGAGCTCGAGCCGTTCGCGTGCATGGCCTATGAGGCTGACAAGGGTCTGATGGTGGTTGAGACCGGCCTGGTCATGCACCCGCGCATCGCACACTTCGGCGCATCCCCTGACGGCTTGGTCGGCAGCGATGGCGTGCTGGAGATCAAGTGCCCCAACACTGCAACCCACATTGTAACGATGCAGTCCGGCCGCCACGACCCGCAGTACGAATGGCAGATGCTGGCCCAGATGGCTTGCACCGGCACGGCCTGGGCCGACTTTGTCAGTTACGACGACCGCCTGCCTGAGCCGCTGCAGTACGTTTGCCACCGATTCGAGCGCGACTTCAAGCGCATCAGGGACATGGAGGCCGAGGTCTCGGCATTTCTCGAAGAGCTCGCCGACCTAGAGAAGGAGATGCGCGAGCGGATGAAGGAGGCAGCATGAACCCATCAATCGACCTGGAGGCCGCACAAGCGGCCTTCCTTTCCTCTGGAGGCTGCATCATCGTGCTTGACGGTTATCAGTATGTGCCGCATCGACCTCACCGCGATATCGAGCAGGTGCGCGCCGTGCCGCCGAAGCCCTTGGGCGTGAAGGAGCAGAAGCGTCAGAAGCAGCTGGCGGAACTTCGCGAAATGGCCAGGACCATGACCTATGCCCAGGCCATGGAGCGGACCGGCCTGGCACAGAGCACTCTGTACCGAGCAGCCCAAGATGGAGGCTTTGCCTTCCAGCCTGACCCTCGCCGTTTCCATGGCGAAAAGAAAAGGGCCTATGCAGACCCGGCTGAGGATAAAGCACTGGCCCAGCAAATCGCCGCGCTGCGCGACGAGGGCCTGAATCGGTCTCAAGCCAAGGCCAGGCTGGGTATCTCGGATCGCAAGTTCTGCCGCGTCATCCACCTGTTCGGCGTCGACTACCCCAAGGCTGAGGGAAAGCGATGCGACGGTCCAATCTGAAAGCCCAGGTCCGCCAGCGCTGGCGGCAAGAACAGTTGCACCTGCCGCCAAGCGGCCTATCGGAGCACAGACATGCAGAAAGCACCTTCTGGAGTGGTAACCCTGCCGGCCTGGCTGAGTCGGCCGGTGAAGAAGCTGTACAACACCCGCAGCGGCGGGCAGTACCGGCCTGATGACGTGGCCCTGGCCTTCGCGCTGAGCCTGCGCATGCACGACAGCGCCGACCACCTGCGCAGGCTGGCCCGGCGGCTGGTCGACAAGGTTTGTCTGGAGCATCAGCCCAACATGAAGCGCCTGGCCCGCGAGCCTGACGACGCCAAGGTCTTCGACGCAGCGCTCAAGATCATCAACCGGATGTGCGACCTGCTGGAGTACGCCCCGGGCACCCGGTTTGTACGCAATGGAGGCGATGATGGCTCTGACGCAGCAGTAGCGTGACGAGAAGCGCCGCGCCAAGGCCGCCAAGCTGCAGGAAGAAGACCTGCGCTTGAAGGTTCGACCAGGGACTAAACAGGCCCTGCTGGAACTGATGGAGTGGGCCGGGATCGAGGAACAGGGCGAGGCGATGACGCTGATGATTCATCACCTGCATGGTTTGGGGCCTGTCAGCGCGCTGCCGCTGCTGACACCTCCGCGCCACGAAATCACGGTGTCACCGTCTGTGGCGCGGAAGCTGGAGCTCGCCTATCAGCGAGAATCGCTGAAAGCTATCAGCTTTGCGGAGGCACGCGAGGACTGAAACGCGGCGAAACAGTGCGCTCAGGAGGAGCTACGGAGAACCCGACTACGGCGACAGTTGCATAATACGAAGGCTCATCTGCCCCATTTATCGACTCGGTACCCACATGAACAAGCGCCCCATCATGCTCCTTCAGCAGGTGATTGATATCCCAGTCCAGGCTTTTGCCGAAACTGTATGTGCAATACGGACATCCTGAGTGCTCGTCAGTGCTCAGTCTGATCGTGTGTTTAATAGCCGACAAATCCATTCGTGCCTCCTCTTCCGGCCCCATGCCGGTCACCCGTAATACCCCATTCCAAACCGAATTGCCACCTGCGCCATATCTAGGATTTCATAGAGCGAACCCATCACCTCTTACTGGACGCCCAGATGCCACGCCATCCCAAAGTGGGTGGTGGAGATCGGGTCCAGATGCACCCAGCTCTGTTATGTCGTGGCACATCTGGTATCGAGAGCCATCGGCAGCGATGAGTTCAACGCTGACCAACTCGTGGCTGTTGAACTCATAATCAAAATCGGCGGGAAGCTTGAAATCAGCAGGATGCTCGATGTTTATGGCCAAGATTTCCCCAGGCTCAAGCAGACAGGACTTCACTTCATTCTGATGAAGAACTGTGAACGGGTCATGAGAAAACAAGTGACCGCGCCGATGCGGTCCACGCAGAATTTCTATGGACTTCACATACAGCGTCTGCTTGCCGGTGTTGCTGAGCGTGTAATGAAGATGCCTGAGTGTTGGCCTGACCACCTCTTGCACCAGTGGGACGTATGAGTCACCCATTGGCCTCAGTCGGACGACTTCCGGGCTCATTGTTCGCTCCAAAAGCATGAGCATTGCTCGCGCTGGCTTGTACAGCTGGGCGAAGTAAAGGGTTGCGAATGACACAGCGAGAGCTGCCCCTGATAGCCCAAGTGTGAATAGGTCTTTCGTTTCCAAGCTAGAGCTCCAAATTAGCCGACTTCCCGCCTATCACAAACCATTCACCCCCAAATTGCCACCATGCCGCATCCGGCCACGGAGGGCGGCGCATGCATGGAGAAAGCCATGAACGTCAAGACATCGACCGTCACCAAGATTTTGATCACGGGCGCTGAAGGCCTGGACCCGATCAGCGTCTACCTCGAAGACCTCGCGCCCTGCAAAGGCAAGATCACCGTCAGCTGCTACGACAAGACCTGGCACGCCTACTGGGGCGGCATGTGGGATGGCCTGACCATCGGTCAGTTCTTCTGCAAGCTGCACGACGCCTACATCATCGGCTACCTCGATCGGCAGCTGAGCTCTCGACGTTTCAGTGCCGAGGCCCTGGCCGACAAAGCGCGCAAGGTGATCGTGCAGATGAGGCGCGACCGGGATCTGGACGCAGAAGACGCCCGGAGCCTGCTCGACGAGGCCGAGGATGTTCGCCACACCAGCTCGCTCGAAGAGTGCGGCGGCGCCCACCGCGAGTTCATGTACCGCGTGTTTGGTGACGACTGGTGGAACCTTCCGGCTGACGCCATGGAGCCGAATCCTGACTGGGCCTACCTCTGCCGCATCATCGAGACGGTACAGGAGGCCTTGGCCAAGCAGTTCCCGATCGCCGCCTGAACCTCTGGCGCTGCCCGCCAGCGCCTTACTCCAGAAACTTCACGGCGATCTGAAGCATTACGGTAACGGCTGCCGCGATCGCAGCAGCGCTATTCCACCACGCCTGCTTTCTCATCGTAGGGACGAGATCAGCGCCATTCACGATGATGTGGCCGTGGTACATGTTGTCTTCCAGCCCTTTGAATTCGATTGGCGGATCAACCTTTACGACTGCCGACCTTATCCAGCAAGCCGCTGAGATAAGGCCGATCATCAGCGATGCTGCGTTCAGCACAAAAGCAATGTTCATACCGATCTCCAAGCTTCGTTCCGGATCGCAGAGATTACATTTTTTGAAAAAGCACGCCAGCCTGGCTGCCCGCCAGCGCCTTCCCCTCTCAAACTATGAATGCCTCCCGATGGTATGAAGGCTCAATCTCTTGACATTCGCCGCCTGTACTCAGCGATTTCATCATCCGTTACATCATCTCGATAGCAACTAGGCGAGTACCCGCCAGGTTTGCTATAGGCACTGCGTCGACCGCAGGAGCTCCCGTTTCTCGCTGTATTGAAGGGACAGGCGCAAGGGCCAGGATAGGAGGCTATGGACTCCGCAATGATCCGTTTAGCAATCTGATCATCGCTCAACTTGACTTGCCTTGCTTCAGCCGCGAAAGCGGCGAACATGAGGCTAAGCGCGAAAGCTCCTATAAAACGCATTTCCGACTTCCCTGTTATCAGTTCGCCGGCGCGGTTTGCATCGGCAGTCGGTAATCGTTATAGACGAAAAATGGCTATTAGCCATCACGTAGTGATTTGTCGCATTGCGCGATCCCTGTCAGCGCCTCCCAAATTCAACGATAACGGCTCGCTGGCGAGGGATGTGTTGAGACACGAATGCAGCTATTCCTCTCTGCGAAAATCATGAGGACAGGTTTGTTTCGCGATGACGACGGTGAAGCTACCCGTAAAGCTGTGACGAAGCTCCCGGGGCATAACGTAGGAGAAGGACACAAGCCAAGAGCCATCCCCAAGCTGCATGGAGTCTGTTCGGTATCTATCAACCTGATGCTCATCAATGCCCACGACTGCAGCGACTTCTTGGTTGGTCGGCTCGGTACTCATGTGATTTTTCTCTAGAGCCCCGGCTTGGGGTGAGCAGCATCAATACGCCCATCGATAGCAAATAGCCACAACATTCCAATCCGCCACCCCGGCGAGGGCGGCGCCTGCACGCAAGGACCACAACATGACCTGTATGACATCCCTCGCCCTGCCTTTCGAAAAGGAGCTGGTCGTCGATCTATTCGCCGGCGGCGGCGGCGCCAGCAGCGGCATCGCTGAGGCATACCGCGAGCCGGATGTGGCGGTGAACCACAACCCTATCGCCCTGGCTGTGCACCGTGCTAACCATCCGAAGACTGAGCACTACGTAGCGGACGTTTTCGAGGTCGACCCGATCCTGGCCACCAAGGGGCAGCCAGTCGGCATTCTGTGGGCTTCGCCCGACTGCCGGCATCACAGCAAGGCCAAGGGCGGCAAGCCTCGCGATCGCAAGATTCGGGGCCTGGCTTGGGTGATCATCCGCTGGGCCTACCAGACCAGCCCGCGCCTGATTTTCCTTGAGAACGTCGAGGAGTTCGCCGACTGGGGACCGCTCGACGACGAAGGACGGCCGATCAAGGCCGAGAAAGGTAGGACGTTCCAGGCCTTCGTGAACGTGCTGAGCAACGGCATACCCGAGGATCACCCGGACCTGCCTGAGATCTTGGCCGAGATCGGCGATCACGTACCCAAAGAAGCACTGGTGCGCGGCCTTCGCTACAACTTCGAGCACCAGGTGCGCGTCGCGGCCGATCAGGGCGCGCCAACGATCCGCAAGCGCCTGTACGGCATCGCCCGGCGCGATGGCAAGCCCATCGTCTGGCCTGCGCCGACGCACCACAAGAACCCGGGCAAGGGCCAGAAAGCCTGGCGGTCAGCCGCCGAATGCATCGACTGGGAACTCCAGGGGCGCACGATCTTCCGCGAAGACGCGCTGGTGGAAAACACGATGAACCGGATCGCGAAGGGTCTGTGGCGGCACACCCTAGCCAGCAACGACCCGTTCATTGTCCCGCTGCGCGGCACCTCTAAGTCGCATACCAGCACGCACAGCGTGGAAGACCCAGTGTCAACCATCAGCGGCGGCGGCACGCATCACGCCTTGGTTCAGCCGACAATGGCCGTGGCCGGCTGCCTCACCGAGCACGCCAACGGATCGACGCAGCGAACCTTCGACGCCGAAGAGCCGCTCCGCACGCAGGTGGCCCAGGTCAAGGGCGGACACTTCGCGCTGATCACCGCCAACTTGGTCACCCTGCGCAGCGGCTGCGTGGGTGCACCAATGGACAGTCCGGTCGGCTGCATCACCCAGAGCGGCGGGCACCACGCCATAGCCTCGGCTCACCTTGAGCAAGCGAACGGCGGGTTCTATAAGGGCGATGGTCGCAGTGCAGACGATCCGTTCTCGACGATCCTGGGCAAGGGCTCCAATCAGCGCCTGGTCACGGCCTACATGGTCAAGTACTACGGTGCGGAGAAGGACGGCATCTCAATGCGGGAGCCGGTGCACACCATTCCATCAAAGGATCGGATGGCAGTCGTGCAGGTCGTCCAGCTGCACCGCCACACGCTGACCGACGAGCAACTGGCCGGGGCCCGCAAGTGCGCAGCCTTCATGCGCAAGTACTTGCCGCAGCACTTTACCGAGCATGCCGACGTTGTGATGGTTGGCGATTACGTGATGGTCGACATCACCCTGCGCATGCTCAAGCCGCACGAGTTGAAGCGCGCCCAAGGGTTCCGGGCCGACTACATCATCGACCGCGGGCTGTTCCTTGATGAGGAAACCGGCCAGTTGTACTGGAAGCCAATCTCCGGCGCCGACCAGGTGAAGCTGCTGGGCAACAGTGTCTGCAAAGACGAAGCCCGGGCACTGGTTGCGGCCAACGCCTCGGACCTCATCAAGCTCTATCGGCGCCTGGCAGCTTGAAAAAGAGCTATTCGCCGTTTATATCCAACTCCCTGCGATGCTCCTCTACGGGATTTGTAAGCGTCACCCCATACGGCATATCTAAATCAAAATCAACGGAGTTAACCAACTTATCCTGATAATAGATTGTGGCCTCTACAGATATGACAGCTTCAAAAGTTCTCTCCACCTGCGTCTCAAGCACAAATGGATAGCTATTATCCTCATGATCGAAAGGACTTCTACCATAGTCCTTGATTGATTCAATAGTGTCTATGACAGACTTAAACTCCATTTCATAGACGCATTGCTCGTCATCGACGCTGACCAAGTTAGCCTTTACAAACTCAAGATCTCTTACATCTACATCTTCTAGGTCTGCGTCCCAGTCACTAGACTGTATTTCAAAATCGATTTCTCTCACACGCTCCTGCACAAACTCGAGGATTCGGTCCTGAACTGACGCCAAAGCTTCAGCGGCGAATGCTGCCGGTTCCACCGAAACGCTGAGATTGACGGCACCAATGAAGTCATCAAGGGAGTCGCTGTAAATTAATCCAGGGTCAGCCTCGCAGAACCTCTCTAAGTCTTTATCGTTACTAATAACGTGTACAGAGTGAGTTCTTGCCTTTGAAAAGTCGCTTAACCGCTCTAGGACGAAAGCATCTGCAAACTCTTTCTCTTTCGCGCCTTGCGCAAATGGTGCCGATACGGAGAAATATCTACTAAATACCCTACTTGGCATGACTGCGTCAACCGTCAGCATCTCCACGCCTTCACTGCCTAAGAACTCTGCCCAATCTGCAAGTAACTTCGCCTCGATATCACCAGCCGTTAAGCTGGTAAAAATTCCGAATGCGGGAACGTCTGGTAAATTGCGGATAAGCATGGCATCTTTTTTTACCCTTTTCATTACGACTGCTGTTTCTGCAGCCGCACTTCGTATATGGGACTTTACCTCCTCACTTGTAATGTCAGTTACAATCAATCGAATTTCGCCTTTATCACAAAGCGCCTTGACGGAACCTAAACTGTGAGTCAGAAATTGGTAGTTTTTTGCTATATAAACATTTGTATCTAGAAATACGATTCTGGACTGAAGTTCCACTTTCTGCATCCATGGCGAGATTCGTGTGACGCAATATAGCGAACCCTGATTAGTACGCCAACTGGACACATTTGTACTCCTCCTCTGTAACCGCTCTCCCCTCTATTCACTGCCGCGATATGGCGGCCAAGGATCTGCCGTGGGCAAAACAATCATCCTGACCGGGAAGGCAGTCGTGAACTTCCGCAAGGTCATCAAGGACGTTCCTGATGATGAGGCGCAGGACCTGGTCGACATGAGCGACCTGCGCGAGGAGCAAATCGTAGAAGACGACCTGCTCGACATCGAGTGGATCCACGACGACGTGACGATCGAGGTGAAGGAATGACCCGCCTCGCCCTCTGCCTCCTGCTGCTGGCCACCGGCGCCAGCGCAGAGCAGCTCACTCCTGATGTGGAGGTGGTCCACGACGGCAAGCGTGCCGTAACCTGCTGGGTGTTCCGCGCTTCCTACAAGGGCGGTATCAGCTGCATTCCCGACAGCCAGCTGCAGGCCGGCAACGAGCGCCAGCTCTCCCCGCACGAAACCCAACCCGAACCGACACCCGCTCTGGCGCCTGGGCGCTGGATTGATGAGAGGTATGAGCTGTGAAGGCACTTTCAATCAGACAACCATGGGCCTGGCTGATCATCAGCGGTGGCAAAGACATCGAGAATCGAACCTGGCATACGAAGTTCCGAGGCCGCTTCTTAGTACACGCCGCCAGCGGAATGACTCGTCGTGAATTTCTCTCGGCCTTTGATTTCATGGCCCGTAGGGGGATCAAGCCGCCCTTCCCGGTGCCGCCTGACAACTTGCTGCGAGGCGGGATCATTGGCTCAGTTGAGCTTGTGGACAGCGTCGACCATAGCGAATCGCCTTGGTACATGGGCGAGAAAGGGTTCGTGCTACGCGATCCAAAGCCGCTCCCGTTTGTCCCGATGAAGGGGCGCCTAGGATTCTTTGATGTGCCACGCGAGGTGCTGCCGTGACCGACCTGATCGAAGTGAGGGTATCCAACCTGGTCGGCGCGGCGTTGGACTGGGCGGTGGCCAAGGCTGAGGGCTACACCCAAGACAGCGAAGATCACACCTGCATCATCAGCCCACAGGGCGAGCCTGCTAGCTGTACCGTTCGCGGTGCCGCCTTGGGGTATGGCTACCGGCCCTCTACTAGTTGGGCCCAAGGCGGGCCGCTTATCGACAAGCATCACGCTAGCGCCCACTACCAAGCTCATCTGGCAGATGCTCAGTTTCGCTACAGTGCTGGCCCAGCAGGCAGTGGCTTTTGGTGCTATGGCCCAACAGCCCTGGTCGCCTTCTGTCGCAGCCTGGTCAAGGCAAAGCTTGGCGATACCGTCCAGGTACCCAAGGAGCTGATGCCATGATTGCCCTCGCCTACATGGCCTACCTGATCTACAGGGGGCCGCGATGAAATGGATCTACCGCATCAATCGCCGACTTCCGTTCGGCGGCCTGCCGATCGCTCGGGTTCAACAGGGCCGAAACACCTGCACCCTCTACAAGAACGGCTGGGTGCTGATCAACGATGGCAAGAGCACAGACGCCCTGCCGATCAATTTCACCAGCCAGGCCCTAGTCGACGCTTTCGCCGCCGAACTCGCCTAACCCCTCCCCCTACTACTCAAGCCCGCCGACATGCGTGGGCGAGGAGCAACCATGTCTGATTTTCAGACCACGACCGAACCCGTGGCCAGAAAGCGCCACGCCTGCTGCGAATGCCGTGGGCATATCGACCCTGGGCAGCGATATCAACTGGTAGCTGGATGCTGGGAAGGCTCAATGGAGAGTTTCAAGACCTGCCTTCCGTGCGTTCAAGCGCGCGACTGGGCGATTGCCCAGCCTGAATGGATAGGCGACGGATAGCACCTCTACTACTTCGGCATGCTGGAAGAGGACTTGGCCAACCTGGCTCCGGAAATTTCACCAGGTGACGGCCGCCGCTTCCGAGCCTATCGGCTGCAGGTGCAAATCTGCCGCCGCCGTGACGCTGCGCACTCACAGATAGCAGCCTGACCACCAACCTGCCGCCGCCGGCGGCGTGGAGACCATCCATGGCGAATGCCACAGCAGCAAAGCCATCCAGCATTCAGCCACGGTTCATCCGGGTCGGCGATGCGCCTGGCTACCTCGGCATGTGCCGGGACGAATTCAACAAGACGGTACGCCCGAACGTGCGCGAGTTTCCCATTGGCAAACAGGGCGTGGCCTTCGACCGCCAGGAGCTCGACGAGTGGGCAGATGCCTACATCGAAGCCAAGGCAATTGAAAAAGCCACCGGACAGGACAACAATCGGCCCCGCAGCGAGCGCCGAGGAGATGATACATGGCGCGAAAAACGATCACTGGCCTCTACGAGAAGGGCGGTGTCTGGCAAATCGACAAAGTCTACAAAGGGGAGCGAATTCGAGAGAGTACTGGCACTGGTGACCGGGAAGAAGCAGAGCAGTACCTGATTCACAAGCTCGAGCAGCTGCGTCAAAGGAAGGTGTATGGCGTTCGGCAGGTGCGCACTTGGGAGGAGGCGGCAATGCGCTACCTCCTTGAGGTCAAGGACCAGCCCTCCATTCATCTAACTGCCTTGTGCATGAAGCAGCTTCATCCATACCTGGGTCATCTGCCGCTGACGCACATAGATGACCAGGCGCTGGAGCCGTTTATAAGGGATCGGCAGACAGAAAAGGTTCTGCCGGATGGGACCATTGAAAAGGCCGTGAGCAACCGAACGATCAACATCGCCATCGAGCGCGCGGTCCGGGTTTTGACGCTCTGCGCCAGGAAGTGGCGAGACGATGATCGCCGGCCATGGCTGGACAGTGTGCCCATGCTGAGGAAGCTCGAAGAGAAGAAGTCGAGCCGCAAGCCCTACCCTATGTCGTGGGAAGAGCAATCGATCCTCTTCAACGAGTTACCGGGCCACCTGCAAACGATGGCCCTGTTCAAGGTAAACACAGGCTGCCGGGAGCAAGAGGTGTGCAAGCTGAGGTGGGATTGGGAGATATCGGTGCCGGAACTGGGAACCAGTGTTTTCCTGATCCCCGCTGACTTCGGCGGGAGACACGCCCGGTCGGGCGTAAAGAATGGCGACGAGCGCCTGGTGGTGCTGAACAACGTGGCCAAGTCGATCATTGAAAGGCAGCGCGGGATCAGCAAGGAATGGGTATTCCCATATAACGGAACCGCGATGCACCGCATGAACGATTCGGCATGGAAGAAGGCGCGAGTGAGAGCGGCGAAACTCTGGCAGGAGGAAAACCTTCGCCCCGCTCACCCTGGATATGCCTCGATCAGGATTCACGATTTGAAGCACACCTTCGGTCGACGACTGCGGGCAGCAGGCGTTACTGAGGAAGATCGGAAATCACTACTCGGGCACAAGAACGGCAGCATCACCAGTCATTACTCCGGCGCAGAGCTGGGAAAGCTGATTGAAGCTGCGAACATGGTCTCAACAACGGACTCTAGAGGGCCTGTGTTGACGATCTTGAAGAGGAAAATCGGATGA